TAACCGACCGGTCAGGAAGGTACCCCTAGGGGGTATCCCCCCTGGGGTCACGACGGGGCTCTGACCAGCGCAAACGCGCTGAGAATGCATGCGATGCATGCTCGCGATGCCATGCGATGCCATGCCTAGCAAAGGGTGCAATGCACCCCTATACAGCTCTGACATGCAACGATGCGATGTGCCGGCCAAACATCTAGCTAACTCTGTGTGTGCATACGCACACCACACCACAGTGCTGTGACCAGCACAAACACACACCACACACCACACACACACATGCATGTGACCAGTGCATACGCACACACACCGCACACGTAATGAGCAGCCTATGCACGCGGGTAGTCGACGCGTGACCAGTGCGAACGGTGAGAGGTGGCGGTGAGAGTGAGACACCACACCGGGCAGACACCGCGGCGACAGCCGCAGACCAGCACACCGGGCACGTAGTGAGCAGCCTATGCACCGGGCCCCACGGGCCCACATACGGCCGCCGACGGCCGCCACGGGCCCACTACGGGCCCACCATTGCCGGGTATCCCTGCAGGTAGCGGGCCAATTTGCGACTGGACTTGACATCCACCCGGCGGTGGTGTTTACTTGTGTCATCGGCGAGCAAGACAGCCGGGAGGCGGGTAGGAATACCGCGCCGGTGGCGGGGAAGATCCGCCAGCAAGTTTCTCCGGACTTGACATTCACCCGGCCACCGGGTAATGTCTGAGACACACCAACTTGGACCGGTGAGAACGAGCGGGTACCGCCTTAAGCCAGCGGCGGTAACGAGGGCATCGATGCGAATACCTAAACGGCCCGCTTGACATTCACCCGGACCATCCGGTAAAGTGAGAAACACGCAAGACCGAGCGGGACAATCTCCAATCTCCACGTCCTACGCCCCCGCGATCGACGGGGCTGAAAGCTCAAAGAGCACGGCTTAAGGCAGAAATGTCGCCGGGGTTGTATCGATCTTGGGGCTCTGATGAGTCCGACAACACTAAATTTATGCCAGCGGCGAGGTTCTGATAGACACGCTGTGACCCGCTGGAAGAATTGAGACTACCGGGTAGCTCTGGCGGTGTGGAATGACACCTGAGCTATGGTCTGGCGCATCCCGCGAGGGATGGCGGCATCACGACTACGCGGTTCGATTCCGCGCTACCCACTGTGCCTGAGCTTTGATCTCAGGCTTGACATTTACCGAGAGGATTGGCCATGCCGCTCTTCGCTGAGCACCGTGAGGTTCGCGTCACTGCCCGCGAATCCTGCAAGACACCGTTCGTTGCCCCTGATCAGGCACCGGTTCGCCTGGTCGACGCTGAGCTTGAGAAGGGTCTCAAGGGGTGGACTGACTTCGATCGCAAGGTCGAAGACCTGACCGGCGACCACCGGCCCAAAGGGTTCGCTGAGCGCCAGCTCGAAGAGATGACCGTAGGCACCGTTGTGCGCCGCACGACCGTGCGCCGCGAGGTTTCCCGCAAGCGCCCGACCAAGCGTCGTTGGGCGTAGTCCGACTTGACATTTACCCGAGAGGAATGCATGATGAATGCACAGCAGCGCGTTTACATCGACGGCAAGGTCTACGTCGCTCGAGGCAACAGCTACGTCCGCGTCCGCTGACTTGACATTTACCCGAAGGGACCACCCGTGGATCACCTCGAAATAGCCATCGAACTGCGGACTGTCGCAGAGCTGCACAAGAACAAAGGGAACGTGGCGTACGCAAAAGCCCTGATCAACCAGGCATCTGCGTGCTCTCACGGTTTCGGAAACGTCGAAGACTACGCCCGGATTCTGGGCAAGGCCGAGGAGGCACTGTGACCACCCGAGTAGAGACCATCCTGGCCGAGGCAGACTTCGGAGCTGCCGTGATCGCTGGCCTGCAGGGATCGACAGACGTGACCTGGGCCCGCAAGGTGTGGGCTGAGCTTCGCGAGAGCGTTGGCTACAAGCGTTCGGCCGCGGCCATCCTGACCAGCGGCGCGTCTCAGCAGAAGCTGTCGAAGAACAGCCTGCCCAGCTTCGGGCTCATGCTGACCCCTGAGCGAGGTCTGATGGCGGCAAGCCTTCGAGACGTGCGTGACGCGTTCGGGCTGACCGGAGCGTTCAACCTGTGCCCGATGGCGTCCAAGGGATGCGCCGCGGCGTGCCTGTCGCGTTCGGGCCAGTCAGGCATGCCTGCCCAGCAGCGTGCTCAAGCTGTGAGGACTGCCATGCTGCTCTCGCATCCGGTCCTGACCGGTCTGCTGATCGGTGACGAGATCCGCAAGGCATTGCGTAGGCATGGCCGGATCAACCTGCGGCTCAACACAACCAGCGACATCCGCTGGGAGCTGATCGCACCTGAGATGGTCGCCGAGCTGTCGCGTGCGGGCGTGCTGATGTACGACTACACCGCGTGGGCACCGAGCGATCGTGCCGAGTCTTCGGACTACAGCCTGACCTACAGCGCCAAGGAACCGTCGCACACCAGCGACGACTACCTGCGAGGCATCCTCGCCAACGGCGGCAACGTCGCGATGCCGTTCACCACGGCACGCGGTGAGGCTCTGCCCGAGGCGTGGAACGGCTTCCGAGTCATCGACGGCGACAAGTCTGACGAGCGCCGCAACGACCCGCGAGGCGTGATCGTCGGGCTCCGGGCCAAGGGCCACGAATGGAAGCGCGACAACTCTGCCGGTTTCATCCGCTCAGCTTGACATACACCGAAGGGATCGACATGCCTGCCCAGAACTACCGCCGGATCGAAGACACCACGGACGCCGAAGGATTCATCATCCCCGGCTACAGCGCGTGGGACTGCACCGCCACGGCATACCGCAAGGAATGTGGCGCGGAGGTCCGCAGGTATCGCGGTGAGTCCGACGTGAGCTGCACCGAGTGCGGAGCTTGGTACAACGCCAGCGGCCAGAGGCTCCGCGACGACTGGCGCGGCAACGCGTCCAACTACGACGACGAGGTCGGTGACCTCGAAGGCTTCGAGATGCAACACGGAGGTGACTGGTGAGTTACGAACGGCAGGAACAGATCCTGCGCGACGAGATCGAAGAGTTGAACCGAGAGCTGGGCCTGACCGAGCACAAGATCACGTTCGGCTACATCGGCAACGGCAAGCTGACCTCCAACGGCTGGGACTTGAGCGACTGCCTGTGGATGGTGTTCCTGCCGCACCCCGGTCGGGTCGGCAAGGAAGACGACCGGCTTGGAGGGTTCAAGACCGGAAGCCTCGAAGGGATTGTCGAGGCACGCCGTGCGCTGAAGGCGTTCGGCAAGGGAGCACGATTCGCGAAGGGACTCTAGGCATGTTCACCGTCATCGTCACCAAGGTCGACTTCAGCAAGAGCGCCGAGGTATCCGGCAGCCACGTCGCGGTGGTCATCGACCACCTCGAGGCTTCGGCCAAGCGCAACGGCTTCGAGATCGTCCACGTCGCCGAGAACCACTACGGGGACGTGATCCGCGACGGCCAGATCGTCGCGATGTGGGAGGTCCAGGCCGCGTGAGCTTCGAGACCTGGCTCAAGCACGTCGACGGGATGCTCTGCAAGGCATGGGGAGTCACCACGCGTGACATCGCAGACCGGCCATACCGGGACGCGTACGAAGACGGCGAGTCACCGGCCGCGGTGGTCCGCGACATTCTCCGAGAAGGGATCGACGCACTGTGAGGGTCTTCGTCTACTGGAACCTGCACCGAGGCATGTGGAGCGTGAAGGCTCTCGAAGGCCCGGACAAGGGCCGAGTCATCGCACGCCACCAGCACGTCGTGCTCCGCAACGTCACCGGCAAGGTATCGGAGGCAGGACGCCAGCGCGTGCTGCGTGAGGGACGCAAGAACGTACACGCCGGCCTGGTCGGCGAGCTGGTACAAGGTGAGGCTGTGACGCTGCCCAAGGAGGCACGCCCGGTCACCTACAACCCCCGCAAGTACTCCTCGTTCGTCCACGCGGACGACGAGACACCGTTCGAAGGGTCGGACCTAGCGGTCCTCGCCCACCGTGCTGTGTACGCCGCTTGACATCCACCCAACCCAGAAAGGCACGACATGACCGTTCGATCACCCGAGCGTCTGCAGGCTCTGAGCTACATCCTCAGCGACGGCCTGCACTACTCCTGGTTCTACTGCACCGCGCTCGATGACGAGGCATGCACCGCGACGATCCGGGTCGACGGTGACGACGACGACGAAGGCACCTTCGGCGAGGTCCACGAGATCGGGCCCGACGACATCGCCCGAGGCTTGCGGATGTTCGGCGAGTACGCCCGCGGCGAGCGCGAGATGTTCAAGGGCGAGTGGGAGCTGAAGCGCAAGCGCGACCCCGAGTTCAAGCCATCGCGAGCCCGCGAGGACTGGTACGGCTGGCAGCTCGTTGAGTTCGACCGCACCAACGGCGAAGAGGGCGACTACGACGCAGACACCGCCGACATGGTGCTGCAGTACGCGATCTTCGGCGAGGTGAGGTTCGGGTGAACCGCGACCCCATCGAAATCGCCAACGAGCTACTCGCAGACCAGCTTTGGAGGGAAGAAGAGTGAAGAAGCGCACACGCAAGAAGCTCAAGAAACACGCCACCACCGTGGCCATCGCGTTCGCGACGACCGTGTTCACGCTCGCGCTGGGCACACCCAAGGCTTCGGCCGACACCGAGCTTCGGACGGTCGACGGCGTCGACTACCCCGTCTGCGCCGAAGAGGACTGCAGCGACCAGCCCGGACAGATCGGGATCTGGGTCGACCCCGACACCGGCAACCAATGGCTCTCAGTCGGAGAGACCAGCTACCCCATCGAGAGGTGAAGAAGATGAGCGACCGTGGCCGCGAGCACGCGGAGCGCCGCGCTGCCCAGGCTGCGGCAGCTCGCAAGCACGCCAACCGCAAACGAGAGATCAAGCGCCCAGGCAAGGGCAACCGGAACAACTGGAAGAGGGACAACTGATGGACAGCAAGACCGCCAAGATGCAGGACAAGGTTGCCAAGCTGCTGCGGCAGGCAGAGGACGTGACCGGCACACCGGAAGAGGCTGTGTTCCAGGCGAAAGCCTTCGAGCTGATGGCCAAGTACGGCATCGAGATGGCCCAGGTCGAGGCGACCAAGGCAGGGCTCGACATGACCGAGCTGCCCGACGCGATCAAGTGGGACGCGGTGGTCTCCGGGAAGTACGTCGCTCAGCAAGCCTTGCTGCTCCACGGCATCGCCCGTGCGCTGCACTGCAAGACGGTCTACACGACCATCGGAGGCACCAAGAGCCAGCGCGTCTACGTGTTCGGCATGGAGCGCCACATCGAGCGGGTCAAGTTCCTGTGGGAGATCCTGCGCCCGCAGATGCTGCGCCTGGTCGAAGAGGTTCGACCCGAGACCATGCACCACCGCACCAAGTACGACTGGCGCACAGGCGAATACCGCACGGTGTCCGGTGCGGGCCAGGTCAAGAGCTACCGCCGTGCGTGGATCGCTGGCTTCGCTCAGACCATCGGTGACCGTGTCCGCGCCGAGGAGAGCAAGGCCGTGGAATCGGCCGGCGGGGGAGCGTTGGTGCTCTACCGCGACGACAAGGCACGGGCCAGCGCCGCGCTGACCAAGGCGTTCCCGCGGGTCCGCACGACCCGCTCGAACACCAGCTACAACAGCAGCGGCTACGCCCACGGCCAGAGGGATGGGCGCAACGCGTCGATGCAGCGGTCGCTGGCGTCGTGAGACGCACGCTGCTGACGCTGGTCCTCCTGGCTCTGATGGCTATGGCTGTCATCCAGGTTGGGCCAGCCCCGGCTCATGCCGAGGTTTCGGCTCAGTGCTGGGCCCACCTCTCCGAGCACCCAGGCACCACGCCTGGGGCCGACCGGAGATACCACCTCGAACACGGTGAATTCTCCCCCTGCACAGAGCAAGACGCGAACGAGGACCGGGAGGCGGTGGGTACGAGGGGGCCTGCCGCCTCCCCCGACGACAAGCCCGACAAGAAGTCCCGCTACGGCAGAAAGCACTGGTACTGCTGATGCCCTTCAAGGCGAAGTGCAAGGACTGCACATGGAAGTGCAGATCGGAGAGCGAGAGTTTCGTGCGCTTCGCCGCACACGCTCACGCAGGCAACCAGAGACGACACCGAGTCAAGATCAAGGAGAAGTGATGGACGACTTCAAGCTCGAAACCGACTGCGGACACGACTCATGGCGGCTCATCGAGACCGGCTACGTCCGCACCTGGTCGACCGAGATCGACCCCGAGAGCAAGACCGTGATCGCGGTCTTCACCGGGTCCGAGGACTTCAGCGAGTCCGGTGACGGTGACGAGCACCTGCAGTGCTCGATCTGTCTGGACACCAAGCCTCTTCCCGAGGGATGGGAGATCGACTGGCAATGAGCAACATTCACAACTACGCCCCGACGCTGATGACCATCGGGGACATCGACAAGGTCAAGGAAGTGTACGACAGCTTCAAGGCCATGCTCGACGCCAAGCAAGAGTTCATCGATGAGTACAACGACGACGACGGCAACGAGCCCGACTGCGGCTACGAGGTCTGGGACGAAGAGATCGCGGACTACAACCATGAGCTGGCCTACCTGGGCGAGCGACTGTTCGACATCGTGGGCAAAGCCCTTGGACTGAAGGAGGATTCGTGAACGATCTCGAACAGAAGGTCAACCGTCAGATCGCCGCGTTCCAGGTCTTCATCGAGACGTGGGGCGACGGCTACCTGGCCGGTGACATGGCGGACAAGCTGACGTGCATCGAAGCAGAAGCCATCGCCGAGCTGTTCCGCGCTTTCGGCGAGACCCGCACCGCCGAGGCGTGGATCGAGTCCCACGCGTACGGCGACGACTGCGGAGACATGCACTGCAAGTGCGACAACCCCGAGTGCATCAAGGAGCGAGAGCCCGGTTGCCCCTGCGGCGATCCGCGCTGCGAGAAGGAGGAGTGACGTGGCCCAGGACCACAAGATCACCAAGTACAACGTCCGACCGCTCGAGGAGAACAACGAGCTGACCGGTCTGTCCATCCAGCGTACCGAGCGTTGGGAGCGCCGCGCCGACAACGGCCGCGTGCTCGACTACGGCACGACCACGAACGTCGGCGACCCGCTGGAGATCCCTGCGTCGAAGGTCGCAGACCTCGTCCGAGAGCTGGTTGACTGGCCGATCTACTTCGCGACCGGCGCGGCAGCGAGGGAGGACTGAGTTTGCTGGGAGCCTAGGTCCGCGACGAAATACCGAGGTCAAGCGGACTGAGGTCCGAATCGTTCCAGTGGCCGACCTGAGCAGATGCTCACGGTATGAGCACACAGACAACTTCCAGAGAGGGTTCTGACGAAATGTACGTGGACGACATCGATGACCTGGAAGAACTCGATTGGCTTCGTGACGAAGCTGCGAGCTTCCTCCGAACGCACCCCCACAGCCAGCAGGCTCAGTGGGATCTGGAAGACATCGAAGAACGGATAGACGAACTAACCGGTGAGGATGACATGCGAGATTAGGTTCGAGGGGTATGACGTTTGCTCCTGTCGCACCGAGTGTGTACATTACGCAAACGTCAATGATCGTTCCAAAGATGTAAGGGTGCGCTCTAGCCGCCTCAGCCAGAGGCGCGGCACACCGTGTGGGGGCCAACAACTAAATACAGCGGCTTCGGCACAAACTGAGGGAGAATAGACTTGACAGGCACCACCATGTCTCCGTGAGATTCACGTTGACATTTACCTTTCTCATGGAGGGAAACATGAGCGGCAAAATCTCGACCCTCGGCGTCATCAAATCCCCGTCGAGGACAGCACTGACCCTCAGCACGATTGAGGATCTCGTAGGGAAGGGGTACAACTACCGAGAAATCGGCGACATGCACGGCGTGACGCGCCAGGCTGTCGAGTGGCAGGTCAAGACCTACGGGGGACGCTTGAACACACGGCAGCAGGTCAAGGCTCTGTGGCCGTTCGAGACGCTCTCGATTCACTCGAAGTCGAAGGCTTTCCAGTCTCTCCGCGACCACGGCGAGTACATGAGACAGCAGAGCTTCCGAGGCTTCTCCGAAGAGAAGAAGAAGCGGCTGATCTCCTGGTGGCGTCGTATGCGCGAGCAGAACGTCGTGCTTGAGTTCGACCCGAACATCCCACCGATGCCAGGCATGGCCGGTGGAGGCTTCAGGTACGTCCAACGTGAGGAGCGGGACGGCGATTGCCTGATTCGGGTGAACGAGCATGTCCGGCCCGAGATTCTTGATGAGGACGGCACCCTCAACGCCAAGGCAGAGCTGCTGTGGACGTGGCCGCAAGGCATCGAGGATCTCATCGCTCCCGAGTAAACCGCTCTACCCGGTTGTGTGCCCCAGATGCGTTGGGCACACAGCAGATTGGAATGCACAAATCATGGCGCTCAAGCAGCTCGTCAACCTGTTCCCCGAAGTCGTCCACGGTCCTGTCCGAACGATCGTGGATGAACCGGGGTGGTTGTTCGCGCAGACCTGCGACACATGGTGGAAGGGATGGGAGCACCTAGATCCGGTCTCTATCCTCCTCGTCTATCGCAGCCCCCTTGTCACAGACACAGGCAAGATGTACCGGCCGGTATCGAACCTGATCCTCGAGGCCAACCGCTTCGAGGTCTACGGTCGCGGCTCCAGAGAAGACCTCTGCTGGATGGGAGAGCGCGGAGAGTTCATGGTAGCCAAGATGACTCAGGCCGACGCGTTCCCGGTCGACCCTCGCACGGTCACCGTGGAAGAGGTACGAGGCCGGATCATGGCCGCAGTGGGAGATCTGCTCAACGAGACGATGGCGGTTGTATGACAGAGATTATCGAGAAGAAGCTGCCGCTTCGCAGCGTCAGCCAGATCAACCAATACACGCGCTGCCCTATGGCCTACAAGCTGGCGCGGATCGACAAGGTGTGGGCGCGGCCAGCAGCGTGGCTGCCGCAGGGCACAGCCTTCCACACGGTCGCGGAGGTCTACGAGAAGGCTCTGGCCGAGGGCCGGGAGATGGATCTCGAACGGGCCCAAGAGATCTTCCGCGAGGAGTACGCCAAGGACATCGGCGAGCTGTGTGCCGAGACACCGAACTTCGACTGGTGGTTCCACAGCGGCCCGTACAACGGGGAGCGGGACATCGAGCGCCGATTCCACATCGGCCTCGAGCAAGTCGAGAAGTTCATCGCCTGGCGCACGACCAAGGGCCAGACGATCTGGGTCACGCCCGAAGGCAAGCCGGCCATCGAGCTGTCGTTCAACATCGAGCTGGACGGCATCAAGGTACGGGGCTACATCGACGCTGTAGTCGTCGTCAACGGTGAGCTGAGGGTCCGGGACTACAAGACCGGAAACAAGCCCGGAGACGACTTCCAGCTTGGCGTCTACGCGCTCGCTGTGTCGATGCTCTTCGGCATCGAACCGCCGCGGACAGGCGACTACTTCATGGCGGGGAAGAAGGGCAAGAAGCCGGTCGTGACCGAGCCCTACGACCTCACCGAGTGGACGCGAGAGCGCATCACAGAGAGGTTCCATGAGGTCGAGGCAAAGATCCAGGCCGGGGAGTTCCCGGCCGAGCCGGAGACCGACAAGTGCAACTTCTGTGACGTAAGTTACTCCTGCCCCGTTTTTCAGTAGCTCGACTTGTCATTTACCAAAGGACGCGTATCTAGTTAGGCAGGCGGATGAAGCAATACCGAACAACGCTCGACAACGACGAAACGGGTTCGACCTACGTCGAGCTTGGGCCCATCCCCGAGCTACCGCCCTGGCACGTCCAGTCCAACCCGTCGCGCTGGCCCTTCCCGAAGGAGAAGGCCGCGTTCCGGTTCGCCGAGGCGACCAAGGCTGACCACCCGAACCGCGAGGTGGTGGTGGCCACGCCCGATGGAGAGAGGTTCGTCCTGTGAGGAGCATCGAACCGAACATGAACGTCGCGAAGCAGCGGCGCAAGATCACCCAGCTCATCGAGGAGTCGCCGCCGTGGCATCACGCGTACCTCCGAGACCTGCTGGACCGTTTCGACACCGAGGTCGCCGCGGGTCGGCCGACACCGGCCAGCCACTTCCTCCCGCAGTACTGGGAGGAGTTTGGCCTGTGACCTACTTGACATTCACCGAAGGGAAGAGATGACCAACTGGGATCCGAACCACCCGCTGCTGAGGTCGTCGGCCGCGCCGCATGAGACGGCCGCGGTCTTGCGGATGCACCGAGCGGGCTACAAGGGCGCTCAGATCATGAAGATCCTCAAGCTCCGGGGCACGCGGCTGATGTCGCAGATGCAGAAAGCCTTGGACGAGGAGACCCGAGCGGCCCACGCCGGCCGCGAGATCCACGACGCCAAGATCGTGATCGAGAAGAACAAGTGACCGAGCAGATCACCCAGGTCGCCCCGCATCCCACCGAGCTGGTCGAGGTCGTCACCTCAGCCAAGTTCATGCCGGGGTGGAGGTTCGAGATCGGCCAGGGCCAGATGTACGAAGGCGTGACCGGTCTGCTGCTGATGATCTACGTCGAGGCACCGGACGCCGACAGTCCGGACAGCACGACGCTTATCGCCTACCCGCACATGGTTCCGGCCGAGATCCACACCAGGGACGGCTGGAAGCTGTGGTTCTGGAAGCGCATCCTCGACACCCTCGCTCACGAAGCCGGTGAGTTCCTGTGGGTCGATGGCGAGCGTCCGTTCACACCCGATCACTGGCCGGTGGCTGACGGCTACAACAGCAAGCTCACGGAGGGCTGATGACACCAACAGAGAGGCTGCGCGAGGACATCCGAGCTGTGGTCAACCACTGGCTGCACCACGGCGGCGGATCGCTCACGTCGCTCACCGACGCGGTCTACGACTACGTCCTCGACACCTACGGCCCGCCGTTCTGAGAGGAGAACATGTACACCCCACGGCAGTCGCTCTACATCCGCGGCTCAGCCGGTGACCCGCTGCCCACGGTGTGGAACGCGCTTGAGATGAAAGGCACCCAGCTCCGACGTGGCCAGCTCGTCCTGGTCTGCGCGGGTCCGGGCACCGGCAAGTCGGCGTTCGTGCTGGCCTACGCGCTCAAGAGCAAGGTGCCGACGCTGTACTTCAGCGCCGACTCCGACGCGTTCACCCAGCTCTCGCGGTCGGTGTCCATCCTGAGCGGATGGTCGCTCGAACGGTCCACGCGGGCTGTGCGAGACATGACGATCCCCGACGATGTCGCGGGTGAGCTGGACGCTCTGCCGATCCGGTTCAACTACAAGGCATCCCCGTCGCTGGACATCATCGAGGAGTCCCTTGAGGCGTACGACGCGCTCTACGAGGACTACCCGGCGCTGATCGTCGTGGACAACATCACCAACGTCCGCACCGACAGCGGGGACAGCGACGACCCGTTCGCGGGGCTCGAGTCGCTGATGGACTACCTGCACGAAATGGCCCGCGAGACGGGCTCTTGCGTGATCGGGCTCCACCACGTCACCGGCCCGTACAACGACGGCGACAAGCCGATCCCGTTGTCGGGCATCAAGGGCCAGATCGGGCGCGTGCCTGAGATGGTGCTCACCCTCAACCGCGTGTCGGACGGCTTCGGCCCCGACTCGCTCAACGTCTCCACAGTCAAGAACCGAGGTGGGAAGTCCGACGCGTCGGGCCAAGACTTCGCCTCGCTCGAGTTCGTAGGAGACACCATGCAGATCAACGACTTCGGTCGCTGACTTGACATTTACCAGAAAGTAGCGCACATGGAAATCAAGAAGGTAATCGCCGCAGCACTGGTCGCCATCGCCGTCATCTTCGGCCTGACGGCCTGCGAGGGCGACACCGGAGGCTCGACCACGACCGACACGTACCCGCACGGGTTCATCTACGTGCCGCCGATGGGCAAGTCCCCTGGCGTAGGACCGATCTTCTACTGATCGTTCGAGCAGGCCCGAGTTCCCACGGCGAGGAGCCGGTAACCAACGCGGTGATTGGTGGGAGACACTCCGCTACTCGGGCGTGCTTTTGCCCGCTCAGACACTTGACATTTACCCGAACGGAAGGAACCGCCACAGTGGCAACCCCGAACGCTATGCCGAAGAAGGCCAACGTGATTCACCAGCAGATCCTCTCCGGGCTGCTGGCCACCAAGCCGGCCACCTGGGCCCGCAAGACCCTGGTCAAGGACAAGGACGGCAAGGAGTCGGTCGTCAAGACGACGGTCACGCACCTCGAGCCCCGCTTCCCGCTGGCTCGCAACGTGTCGGACTTCAACATCGATCGCACCGCGAGGCGGTGGCTCTGATGGCGGTCCAAGACACCAGCATCGAGGCGTACCACTCCGTTCTCCCGGAGATGTCCGATCGCAAGCGCGAGGTCGTCAACACGGTCAAGGCGCACGGCCCGCTGTGCAACCGCGACATCGCGGCGCTGACGGGACGGCCCATCAACGAGATCACGCCCACGGTTCTGAGCCTGCGTGAGGACGGCGTTCTGACGCTGTCGCACAAGGGGATCTACGAGCTGACCGGGCGTCGAGTGATGTTCTGGAAGGTCGCATGAAGCGCAAGACGATCCTGACGGCCGACGGTTTCCGCGTCGGCGTCACCGAGGTCGGTACCGGCGTCCCGCTGGTGTTCCTGCACGGCATCAGCGTGAGCGCCAAAGCCTACGAGGAGCTGTTCGTTCGACTGGCAGACAAGGGCTTTCGGGTCATCGGTCTCGACGCGGCCAACCACGGAGACAGCGGAACGCTGCCGTGGGGCCACACTGTCGAGGACATGACCAACGTGACCCTCTCCGCGTTGGACCAACTTGACATTAACCGAGCGATCTTCGCTGGCCACTCGATGGGCGGCGGGATGGTGGTCGAGATCGCGGCTCGTCACCCCCATCGGGTTGCGGCCGCGGTCCTTCTGGACGCGGCAGCGGGTGCTGAGCACCACAAGGGCGTGGCCCTGACTCCGGGTCCGACGATTCCCTACCGGTCGGTGAAGTTCTTCTTCGGAGGGCTCGCCGACGTGGTCGGGGATGGCATCAACGCCATCAAGTCGCGGACGCCGCGAGAGCGGCTGGAGCTGCTTGGGAACCTTCGCGAGTCGGTCTCCGGGCTGAGGTTCGTCCGGTCGGCCTACGCGCTGATGAAGGCCGACACGGTGCCTCTGCTGAAAGCGATGCAGCGCCACGGCGTCCCGACGGCCGTCCTGCACGGCCTGCACGATCAGATCGTCCCGTACGAGGCCGGTCTGAGCGCGGCCAAGCTGACCGAGGCGACGTTCTACGGGGTCGACGGCTTCCACTCATGGATGATGGCTGACCCGGAGCTGGCTGCCGACCTGATGGCTCTGGCGCTCCTCGACCTGTTCCCGCAGCGGTACATCTTCGGGGTCGGCTGATGGGCTACGTGACCGGCTACTGCATCCTCGCGGGTCTGCTGGCGTGGTTCTGCCTCTGCTGTGACGCCCGAGAGGAGCGTGAGCGTGCCCAGGCGGAAGAAAGCCGCACCGAGACCTGATTCAGGGAAGTGGTGCGTCGACTGCAAGGCCGAGGGGATCAAGTCACGGCGCAAGACGCCGTGGCCGGGACCGCGGTGTGCCACCCACCACCGGGTGGTCAAGCAGACCAGGTCGACTGGCACCTGGGCGGCGAGAATCCTTGCCACCTACGGGATCACAGAGGACGAGTACTGGGCGATCTACGAGTTCCAGGGCGGTCGCTGCTACATCTGCCAGCGAGCCAACGGCAAGCACAAGCGCCTGTCGGTCGACCACGACCACAAGACGGGCATCGTCCGCGGGCTGCTCTGCACGATGTGCAACAAGTACACGCTGGGCTGGGCGAGGGACTGCATCGAGTTCTTCGAGCGTGCCATCGCCTACCTCAAGAAGCCGCCGGCCGTCCAGGTCATCGGGGAGCGCATCGCGCCTGTCGAGGCCGACAAGCTGGCGTCCTGACCTTGTCATCCACCGAGAGGAACACATGAGATACAGAGTCGAAGCGATCATCATCGACAACGAGCGTGACGAGGGCGACATGGCCCTGTTCATCGAGGGAGTCCTCGAGGGCCAGTTCAACGGCCGGGTCGAGGACTGCAGTGTCTACGCCATCTTGCTCTGACTCGCCGATCGCCCGAGCGATCCTTCGCTACTACCCCGACTGGGAACCACCGGCTGACCACTACGAGTGGAACAAGTGCCTGTGCCCCTTCCACGGGGACGAAACGCCCTCTGCCGCAGTCAGTTACGACCTGCAGGGGTTCAACTGCCTGGCCTGCGGCGTCAGGGGAGACGCGATCTCAATCATTCGACACGAAGAGGAGGTGAGTTTTGCAGAGGCTCAGCGAATCGCAGCGGACCTATCTGTGGGAGGCCACGTCCAAGTACCGAGAAAGCCTGAACGGAAGCCCAGCCGCCGCGTATTTGGAGAGTCGCGGCCTGCTCGAACACCACGTTCGGCCGTTCGGACTGGGATACGTGGAAGACCCACTCCCTGGTCATGAGTACTACCGGGGCTGTCTGGCGATCCCGTACATGCGCTGGTCGCCCTGGCGGAACTGGTCGGTAGCGGCGATCAGGTACCGCCGAATTGACGGCGGGACACCGAAATACCTGTCGATGCCAGGGGAGAAGGACCGGCTGTATAACACAGTCGCCCTGACCAGGTACTCGAAGGACATGGCGATCTGCGAGGGAGAACTCGACACGATCACCGCCGAGCTGTGTGGCATTCCCACCGTGGGCCTGTCGGGGGCCCAGAAGTGGAAGCCGCACTTCCGAGAGCTGTTCCTTGGCTACCGGAACGTGAACATCCTGGCCGACGGCGACGACGCCGGTATGGAGTTCGCGAAGTCGGTAGCGAAGACGCTGCCGAACGCACGAATCATCCCGATGCCTGATGGCGAGGATGTCAATTCACTAGTTGAGAAACAGGGCAAAGATGCTCTGCTGGAAAGGATCTGATGCGGACCATGTTCGCCCCAGTGACCGTGTACACGCAGCCACTGTGCAAGCCGTGTGACCGAGTCAAAGAGAAGCTGACCGCGGCAGGCATCGAGTTCGACGCGGTCGACCTCAGCGCCAACGCCGAGGCGTATACCTACGTCCGCGACGTGCTCAAGGCCCGGTCGACGCCGGTCATCTTGACCGACGCACTCGACCCGATCATCGGCTACCAGCCCGACAAGCTCGCTGAGCTGATCGACTACTTCACCGCATCGGAGACCGGACTGTGAGCATCCTGACCAAGGCCGAGGAGATCATCAACGGCCAGCGGGCCCTCGACTACGGGGACGCGTTGGAGAACCACCAGCGCATCGCGAACCTCTGGAACACCTACCTCCAGAAGAACGTGGTCGACCACAACGACGTGGCCATGATGATGATCCTGCTGAAGATCGCACGGTTCATGGAGAACGGCTACCACCACGACACCGTGGTCGACATCGCCGGTTACGCAGGCGTTCTCGAGAAGATGCAGCTCCCCGCGGAGCAGCGGTACCCGGTGAAGGAGCTTAACGGCTTCGTCACCCTCAACCAGGAAGCGACCGAATGACAGACCGCATCGTCGTCATCCCGGACACCCAGATCCCGTTCGATGATCCCCGCGCCATGCGGGCGGTCATCCGCTTCATCGGGGACTGGAAGCCGGATGCCGTGATCCACATCGGGGATCTGATGGACTACCCGTCCCCAGCTCGCTGGAGCAAGGGCACTGCCGAGGAGTTCTACCCGGTGATGCTCGAGCACAACGAGCAGGCCAAGCGGCGGCTCCTGGGCCCGCTCCGCAAGGTCTACGACGGGCCGATCGGCGTCCATGAGGGCAACCACGACCTGCGTCCACGGGAGTACCTCACCAAGTACGCTCCCGCGCTCGCGGAGTTCGAGGGTGCGTTCCACATCGAGAACCTGTTGGACTTCGACGGTTTCGGCATCGAGCTGCTGCCCGAGTTCAACGAGTTCGCTCCGGGCTGGGTCACCACCCACGGCCACCGCGGCCAGATGAGCATCTCGCGGATCGCTGGTGCGACCGCGCTCAACGGGGCGAAGCGGTTCAACAAGTCGGTCGTGATGGGCCATACCCACCGTCTGGGCGTGATCAGCGAGTCCTTCGGATTCGGCTCTGTCGTCGGCAAGCAGGTCACCGGACTCGAGGTCGGCAACCTGATGGACATGAAGGCGGCGTCCTACCTGAAAGGCGGAACTGGCAACTGGCAGCAGGGATTTGGCCTGCTGACGGTAGATGGTCCGTACGTCAAGCCCGAGATCGTCCCGATCGAACACGGTCGGTTCGCGGTCGATGGCCGAGTTTGGAAGGTCTGATACTTGACATCCACCCTGCCCTACCTGCACAAGAACGCCCGATCGAGGCGGATCACCAGCAAGGAGGTCCGCGAGGTGTTCGCGGACGAGATCACACGCAGCCTGGACCGCCGTCTGGACCGGGAGGAGTACCTCAAGCGGGTGATGCCTTGAACGACGACATCATTCGCCGAGGAGCCCGCAAGGCTCTGTTCGCTTGGAAGCAGGACGACAGCGAGCTGGACGACCTGACCAACGACCTCTGGGTCTGGTATCTGGAACGTCCTGGCACACAGCGGAAGATGGCCAAGCTCACCGCCAACGAGGCGGTCGAGACGGTCAAGCTGGCCGCGCTGCAGATGCTCAGCGGGAAGCAGCTCTTGAGCAACGAGTTCAACGGCCGCAACCTGTACTCGTCGGACAGCGTTCGAGAGGCGCTGCGTGGGGAGTCGACCAATCGGTACCTGGTCGACATTCTCCCGCGTGCGATGGAGGCTCTGGCGGCTCAGAACGAGCGCCAGGCCGAGTCGATCAGAGTCCGCTACGACGACGGGATCGTTCCACCGGCCGATTCGGCCGAGGCGGCGATGCTCAAGCGTGCCGTCAAGTCGCTGACCGAGCAGGTCAACGTCATCGCAATCACCGCTGGCGTGGACGCAGACGGGAACGTCACTGAGGGGCCGGGAAGCCGCCATTCGGTGTTCCCGGAGACCAGGCCGACGAGCGGAGGTCACTCCGATCCGACTGCTGACATCGCGATCCTGCTGATCGAGCATCCCGAGCTGCGTGACGAGTACCTCTACGAGCCGTCGCTCCCCGAGTTCCTTGGGGGGAGGTGCTGATGCACAACATCATGGATCCCACCTTCAACGGGATGCCCGGTTCGGAGATGTACCGCGGCGAGGTGTTCCCCGAGCTGTTCCCCGGCCCGCGTATGCGGCTTGAGAACTGGCCGCAGGAAGACCTCGAGATGTACGTCGGGGGGATCTTCACTCCCGGCTACGGGAAGCGGGCTGAGTGAGGAAGGGCACCAAGGTCGTCATCGAGCGCGACGAATCGAAGTACCCAGCCACCCGCACCTGGAAGCAATTCCGGGGCAAGAAGGGCGTCGTGACTTGCGAGGTCCGCGGCGGTGGCCCGATCGAGTACGGCGTCTCGTTCTCCGGTGGCGACTCCGCAGACGCCTATTTCAAAGCGTACGAACTGACTGAGAGGAAGTAGTGACTGACGAAATCCCCTGGGGGCCAACAGGAAGGTTGGTTTATGAGCGCACCTACGCCCGGACCAAGCCAGACGGCTCCAAGGAGACCTGGCCCGAGACCGTTGAGCGAGTGGTGGATGGCAACCTACGACTCGTTGACGCACGGCACCAGCTACCTGATGAGCGTGAGCAACTCATCAGGCTCATGGAGCAGTTCAAGATCCTGCCTGCTGGACGGCATCTTTGGGCATCCGGGGTGCGAAACGCACAGCACTTGTTCAATTGCTGGGTTGCAGGGTGGACCGACCGGGTGTCGGACCACTTCTCCTTCACCTTCCTGCGTCTCATGGAGGGCGGGGGAGTAGGGGCGAACTACTCGAACCACTACCTCGAGCACTACGGGGCGGTTCAGCAGGAGCTGTACGTCCACATCGTCTGCGACCCAGACCATCCCGACTACGAGTCGATGAAGGCGGCAGGCATCCTGTCTACCGAGTACGACCCGGACTGGGTCGGTGCCTTCGAGGTCGAGGACTCGCGGGAGGGCTGGGCGGCAGCTCTGACAGATCTGATCGACACCCACTACCGGGACGAGGTCAGTCACTTCCAGCGCGTGTACGACGTGTCACGGGTTCGGCCGGCCGGGTCGAAGCTCAAGACGTTCGGCGGGACGGCGAGCGGCCCTGAGCCGTTCGCTCTGATGCTGATCAAGGTCGGCAAGCTCCTGTCGCAGCACGCCTACGAAGGTCTGGCTCTCAGCGGTCTCAGCGCGATGGAGATCGATCACGCGATCGCCTCCTGCGTGGTGGCTGGCGGTGTGCGCCGGTCGGCGCGGATGTCGATGATGCACTGGCGTGACCCCCAGGTCGAGGAGTTCATCAACATCAAGGCCACCTCCGGTGAGCACTGGACGACGAACATCTCGGTCGAGGTCGACCAGGACTTCTGGGACAACCTCGATGACGACGAGGACACCGACGGCGCGGCGCGAGCCCGCCGCATCATGCGGTACCTCAGCGAGGGGGCCGTCCGCAACGGCGAGCCTGGCATGTGGGACTCGAGCCTCTCCAACGTCGGGGAGCCCAACCGGGTGGTCTGCACCAACCCCTGCGGCGAGATCACGCTCGAGCCGTGGGAGCCCTGCAACCTCGGCCACATCAACCTGGCGGCGTTCGTCACCGACGCCGGGAAGACCGACTACCTCGATCTGATCCGGGCCCACCGTCTCATGACGCGGTTCCTGATCCGGGCGACGTTCTCGGCCGTGGCCGATCCCAAGAGCCGGGAGGTTCTGGATCGCAACCGCCGCATAGGCGTTGGGCATCTGGGTGTGGCGTCCTATTTGGCCCTCACGGGCCGTAGGTACTCACAGGCACCCGGAGACAAGCGGTTCACCGCTTTCTTGCGGGAGCTGGCGTCTGAGGTCGACTCTGAGGCGTCCAGGTTCTGTCATGAGTTGCGGATCCCGGTCCCGGTGAAGAAGCGGACGGTCGCGCCCACGGGCACGGTCGCGAAGCTGGCTGGAGTCAGCGAGGGGATCCACCCGATCTTCTCGAAGTACTTCAACCGGCGCATCCGGTTCAACAAGCTCTCGGACGCCAAGGCGCTCGCAGAGCAGGCCGCGCTGGGCTACCACGTCGAGGACGACCTGTTCGCTCCGAACACGGCGGTGGTCACCATCCCGACCAAGGACACTCTCGTCCAGGCCGTGGTGGACCGGTACGGGCGTGACGGTGAGGAGATCGTTGAGTCGGCCGACGACTTGACACTTACCCAGCTCCTGGCCTTCCAGGCGCTCTACCAGACGTGCTGGGCCGACAACGCGGTGAGCTTCACCGCCAACGTCGAGCCCACGGTCTACAGCCCCGCCGATGTGGCGGGCGTGCTCGAGAGGTTCGCGGGGCTCATCAAGGGCTCAACGATCTTCCCGGAAGCCAGCTTCGAGCAGGCTCCGTACGAGCGAATCACCAAGCAGCAGTACGAATCTGCTGCTGCCAAGGCCGTCGAAGACGGTGTCGATGAAATGTGCGCCAACGGCGCATGCCCGATTAAGTGAAAGGTAGTCATTTGTCCTACGAAGATCCGTGGAGCAGCGCCCCAGCTCAGCAGTCCGAGCCCGAGCCGCCTGCCCAGGCAGCAGCTCCGGTAGCGACCACCGCCTCCGCGGCGGCTGTCGATTCGGTGTCGGTCCAGCACTCCACCGATGGGGTGTCGGCGACGTTCAAGTTCGCGGGCCAGTACAGCGACCCGTGGGTCGTCGTGAAGGGCGCGGACCCGGCTGACGTGTACGCCAAGATCTCCACCCCGGAGTTCAAGGCGCTCATGGATCGGGTGCAGCAGATCGCGGGTGTCTACGCGGGCGCGGCGGCGAAGCCGGCCGGTAACGCGGGTGGCGGCGCTCAGCAGCAGCAGCAGTCGCGGGCCCCGCAGGCGGCGCAGGAAGCGCCCAACGGCGAGAAGCGGTACTGCTCGCACGGCGAGATGCAGTTCAAGTCGGGTGTGTCGAAGAAGACCGGCAACCCCTACAAGATGTTCGTCTGCACCGCGCCTCGCGATCAGCAGTGTGACGCGCAGTTCCTCAACAGCAGGTAGAGGCAGCTCCTCTACTTGTCATCCACCGGGCTCCCTCCCCTTCGGGGGAGGGGGCTCGACCCATCTCTGAGCGGAGAGCATGAAAGTCAAGCTGATTGCAGCCACCGAGGTTTCCACGGATGCGCTGCGCGACATCGGGTTTGAGCCCGACATCTACACCGAGCCCGAGTCGGGGACGTTCGGTGACTTCGATGCCGACGAACTGGCTGAGTTTGCAGGCCGGAACTGCTACCGCAGCTTCCACCGGCCGAACCCGGCCACCGCGGAGAACGAGGACTACCTCGCTCACATCCTCGAGGTCGGCCACGAATCGGTGCTGGAACACGCGTCGGCGACGTTCTACATCGAGACCAGCCGGTCGGTCCTGACCGAGCTGGAACGGCATCGCCACCTGAGCTTCAGCGTGGTGTCGCAGCGGTACGTCGACCCGACGCCGCTGGGCGTCCACTGGCCCCCGGTGCTGTCCAAGCTCCCCGAGCTGGACCGTGCCTACGCCGAGGACATCCTGTTGCTGGCCAAGGACCAGGTCGACCAGGCGTACGCCGGTCTGCTGCAGGTCTTCCAGGCGAACGGGTTGCCCCGCAAGCAGGCTCGCGAAGCGGCCCGAGCGGTCATTCCGAACATGACCAACTCACCGATGGTCGTGACCGGCAACCACCGGGCGTGGCGGAACGTGATCAAGGCCCGCTGGCATGTCGCCGCGGATGCCGAGATCAGAGAACTGGCAGGGGAACTGCTCGCGCAGCTCCGGGAGATCGCTCCCAACACCTACCAGGACATCCCCGACGAACCGTACGGAGCCTGACATGGGTCGCAGAGCGACAGTCATCAACCTCGAGGACCGCTTCCACATCATCGCGGGAGAGCCGGTACTCGACACGCAAGAGGGCACGCTGCAGATCATCCACGACGATCTCACGGCCCGAGTTTTCAACTGGGACAAGGTCATTGACTTCTATCACATGACCGAAGAAGAGACCCAGTCCACCTTCGAGGATTTTGGAGGATCCGAGTGAGTTACGTGACCAAGAAGAAACTGCGGGCAGCCAACTTCGAGTTGGCCGCAGAGCTGGGAGCCACCAAGGCCGAGCTGGCCGACGTGGCGGCGCACCGCGACGTTCTCAACTCCGAGAACAACCGGCTGATCCGCTCCAACCAGTCGCTGGCGCAGACCGCGACGGCGTACGCCCGAGCGAACCGCGACCTGCGGAACCAGCTCGAAACCGCCAAGCGTGCGTTCGGTGAGGCGTTCGTCAAGGGCGAGCCCGAGCCGCCCAAGGGCCCGAGCCGGCCGAACCGGAAGAAGCTGACCAAGGCAGACGCCAAGGACATCCGCAACGCCTACTACGGCGGCGCGAAGCAGAAGGATCTCGCCCGCAACTACGGCGTGAACCCTGCGACGATTTCGCGTCTGGTCCGGGGGATCTATCACTGATGAAGCTGATCGAAGCGTACGAGAAGTTTCCCGAGCCCCTGTCGGTCACCGCAGCGATGTACGGAACTCTCGTCGCCTCCAACGAGGCGGCAGAGAAGTACGGCGCACGGGAGAACTACCCGGAGGCACTCCTCGAGTACATGGACCGCTGCCTTGAGGTGGCCGAGGAGTTCATCACCGCGTTGGGACTCGAAGGCTGATGCAGATCAAGAACGTCGAGCGGTACGAGATCCCCTTCACGACAAGGGAAGCCAGCCTCGACTGGAACGGCGGGACCACGGTCGGCGAGCTGATTGAGGCGCTGCTGCGGATCCCCAAAGAGGCGGTCGTCGCCACCGACTACGGGCGCGGACACGGCCTCCTCGCCATGCACTACAAGCCCGACATCGAAGTGAACTAGGAGCAATGTGATCGAGCTACGGCATGAGGTTCAAGGAGACCTCGTCACCATCAACGTCGTTGAAACCCCAGAGGATCTGGACGGCTTCCGCGACTTCATCCGTGCTCATCTCAACTGCCTCGCCGTCGACACTGAGACCACCGGGCTGGACATCTACAGCGACACCTTCGAGTGCCGCCTCGTCCAGTTCGGTACTCAGGACGAAGCCTGGGTGGTGCCGGTCGAGCTGGGTGACGTGTTCATCGAGGACGTGCGGATCGCCATCGGCGCTTTGCGGACGGTCGTGATGCAGAACGCTTCCTACGACCTCCAGGTGCTCGACCAGTGCTTCGGGATCGAGATGGAGGGTCTGTGGCCCCGCGTGCTGGACACGCAGATCCTGGCCAAGCTGGTCGACCCCCGGCCCTACGAGGCCGGTGGGTTCGGGCACTCGCTGGAAGAGCTGATCGCCTACTTCATCGACAAGGAGCAGGCCGAGACGGTCAAGAAGCTCATGGCCAAGCTGGCCGCGGAGCACAAGACGACCAAGGCCAAGATCTGGGCGACGATCGACCTCTTCCACCCGGAGTACCTGAAGTACGCGGGGATGGACACGGTCTTCACCGCACGGGTCTGCAGGAGCCTGACGCCGCTGGTGCCCGACGTGAGTCGGTCCCTGGTGCCGTACGAGCACAAGCTCTCCGAGATCTGCAGCTACATCGACCGGCAGGGCTTCCTGCTCGACGTGGATTACTCGCAGCAGCTCGCCGAGAAGTGGCTCAGTGAGCAACAGGTCTGGGAGGCAATCGCTTTCACCGAGTACGGCGTGGAGAAGGTCAACTCGACCGAGGATCTCGCCGAGGGGCTCGAGGAGATGGGAGTCAAGATCACCGGTCGTACGGAGACCGGCAAGCGCCAGGTCGACAAGGCTCTGCTCGACCAGTTGGTCAAGGACGGCAACGAGCTGGCTGCCATCGCTCAGGAGGCCAAGAAGCTGGGCAAGTGGCGGAAGACGTGGGTGCAGAAGTTCCTCGACACGCGTGACGTTGAGGACCGATGCCACACCTTCATCAACCCGCTGCAGGCGCGGACCTCGCGTATGTCGATCACCGGTATCCCGGCACAGACGCTGCCGTCGTCGGACTGGATCGTGCGGCGGTGCTTCCTCGCCGAGCCAGGCGATGTCATGGCGTCGATCGACTACCAGACGCAGGAGCTTCGCGTCCTGGCGGCGCTCTCGGGTGACAAGGCGATGATCGAGGCGTTCAGGACCGGAGCGGACCTGCACCAGATGACCGCTGACGCGGCCGGTGTGGAGCGCAAGGTCGGGAAGACCGCGAACTTCCAGAAGGTCTACGGCGGCGGTGCGGAGGCACTGGCGGGAGCTGTGGGGATCTCGATCCCGGTAGCGAAGTCGGTGCATGAGGCGTTCTCCCGGACGTATCCGGGGGTGACGCGGTACTCGAAGAAGCTGTCGATGGAGGCCGGCCGAAACGGCTACATCATCAACCCGATGGGTCGCCGGTTGCCGGTGGACAGCGCCCGGACGTACTCCGCGCTGAACTACATGATCCAGTCGACCTCGCGGGATGTGACGTGCAAGGCGCTCATTCGCCTCCACGAAGCCGGATACACGCCGTACCTACGGCTGCCTATCCACGACGAGATCGTGGCCTCTCTGCCCGAATCAGAGGCTGAGAGAGCCGCTGCACACATCGGCCAGCTCATGGCCGAGGAGATGGGTCCGGTGCTGATCGGAACCGACCCCGAAGTTGGAAAGCGGTCGTGGGGATCGCTTTACGGCGCTGACTTCTGAGTCGCGCTTGACATACACCGAAGGAGAGAACATGCCACAGGCAAAAGTAGTGCTGCCAGCGCCCAACGGACTGGACGACGAGCTGATGGGTCTCGCGATCCACAAGCTCAACCGGCTGGGCACCCTCGAAGGCGGGGAGATCGGCGTCTTCACCGCGGAGCGGCCCGCGGACACCCCGGACGATGTTCCGGCCGACACGGTGTTCTTCGAGTTCCGCACCAGCATCATCCCGTACCTGGGTCGCCGCTGATGGGGTTCGGACTGAACCTGCAGTGGCACGGTGAGGGCGACGGGGTTGTCCCAGAAGCGTTCCGCCCCACCACCTTCAAGCTGACGCTTGAGTACGGCGACGAGAAGGTCGAGGTGGTCACCACGACCACCCCGGAGATCCAAGACGACCCGCAGTACTTCCGGTGGACCGCCCACAAGCTCTGGGACAGCATGGTCGACGCCCTCAAGGACAGGGGGCTCATGTAGTGCCGACCGCCCAGAAGGCTGCCATGTTGCAGCCGGTCTCGAAGAACTTCCTCGAGTGGTTCGCCGGGGACGCACACGAAGCCCTGAAGACCTCGGCCCGGATCAAGTTCGAGGAGCTGGGCCGGGTGGTAGGCACGATCAAGTCGAAGGTCATCGAGCGACCGACCATCGACGGGATCAGCTTCCCGTGGGAGTACGAGCTGGATGGCGAGATCGTCCGTATCCCAGACGATTTCGTCGTGATCCGCTACGAGGCGTTCGTCGTACCCAAGGAGGCTGCGTGATCGAGCACCGCTTCCCGGAGGTGCTGGTGACCGAGAAGGCCGTCTACTTCGACGGCTACGAGCTGCCCTGGTACATCAGCCAGGACGGCGTCGACTTCAAGCCCGGTGGCCGAGACGACTTCCACCGGCTGCGGATCGACTTCCTGGTCGAGTCAGCCACCTTCCGCGAATCCTCCTGGGAGGACGAGCATCTGGCTCGCTGGATGAACCTGCGTCTGCAGATCGCAGATGACTACCTGGAACTGATGAGGAGTTTCGCATGATCGACACCGACGACCAGGACCACCAGTTCTTCGACATCCTCTACCAGCAGTGGTCGCAGACCACCGGAGCCGAGCACTCCTACTGGATGCCTGAAGAGGACGAGTCGTTCCCCGGCTCGTTCAACCTGATCGCAGTCCATCAGGAGAAGGACGAGCGCCGCCCGCTGGCGGCGTTCATGGACCAGGCGGATGCCGAGTTCGTAGCGGGCCTCCACGGTGCCGTCCCGGACCTGATCCGGCGTCTGCACGACGCGATCGATGAGGCCACCCGCAAGGACGAAGCCAACGACATCGCACAAGGCCAGCTCGCCGACGCGCTGCTGGAGAACATCGGCCTCCGAGCCGAGATCCTCGAACTGGAAAGGCAACTCGACAAATGAGACCGCTCGTCTACATCAGGCTGACGACCCTCGACGGCTTCGAGCTGTGGCTCGAACACCGTGAGCTGAAGTCGATCTGCCGTATCGCCGAAGGCGAGACCGAGGTCGGCGGATGGCTCGTATCAGAGTCGCCCGAGGAGATCGTCAAGAAGGTCAACGAAGCCTGGGAGATGACCGAAGGAGGTGCCCTCTGATGCCGCCTAGAGCATCGATCGCTGAGACGGCCGAGTACCTCGGCGTCCACCCCAACACCGTCCGCAACTACATCGCGGAGGGAAAGCTCAAGGCAGTTCGCCTTGGGCCCAGGCTGATTCGCGTCGAGCGCGATTCGGTCGAGGCGCTCATGCGCCCCATCGGTAACTGATCTACCCGGTAGTCGCAACGAGAGGAGCCCCGGAGGGGCTGGGCATTTCGCCTGGCTCTTCCGGGGCTTTTTTTGTGCCTCCCAACTACATAGGTTCTCTATGTATTCTACAGAGCGTTCCCGATCTCCACGCCCTCGGCCAGCCACCCAGGTTCCCCCGGCGGGACCGTGTCGTCGGTCAGGTCGTAGAAGACCTTCTCGATCTCCCGGCGCTCCACGTACTCCTTGTCGTAGCTGGTGCAGGTCACCGAGTACGTGCCGCTGCACGTCGTCTTGGCCGGGTTGACGTGCGCTGGCACATCGATGATCCGGCCGCGGTGCCAGCTCCCGTCCGGTCGCTTCGGGCCGTCGCAGATGGTCCGTACCTGGCTGCCCAGGAACCCCCATCGGTCGAACGCACACCCCACGTCGTAGTCGTCGTCGGCGTTCGCTGTCGGAGCCGCGATCGTCGCGGCGACGGTCAGTGCTGCCAGTGCGAATGTGATCTTCAAGGTGATCCCTCTCTATTTTGTTGTTGAAGTGCCCGGTCGGGCGCAGTCAAGCTGCTTCTGCAAAACCCCTGGTCAGGGCAGGCTCTGAGATCGATTCTGAGCGACTTTCGCCGGCCTCCCGGTAGAGGAGGACCGTCAGATGCGTGGATCCGAGGAGCCACAGCGGCGGAATGGCCGCGATGACCATCGCGATGGGCCCGTGGGGTTGAGCGTGGGCCACGTTGCCCGCCACCGACACCAACGACGAGAGCAGCAGCAGGGTCCAGGCGTACCAACCGTGTCGGCTCAGGGCCACGGTCGCCATCGTGGCGACGATGATGCCGCCGTCGACAACGAGCGGGACCATCCATGCCTGGCCCACTCCGTTGGCCGCTGACAGCTCGCTCAGCGAGTTGAACGAGAGGGCGAAGGCCAAACCACCTACGGCGACCGTTCCGGCCGTTGCGACCTTACGTGCGACCTTGTCGCGTGAGACAATCTTCACTGCACCAGCTCCAATCTGGTGTGCCGCCCCTCGTCTGTTCCAGCAGGCGGGGGGCTTCTGTGTTCTGTACGAGCACGAAACTAGCACAAGGTCGCTGAATCTGGGCAGCATAAGTGCAGGTCGCGAAGGTCGCGCTAAGGTCGCGGCCCCCTTTCGGGGAACCGGTCCTCGGGGCGAAAATACCCTCTGACCTGCAGAGCGGGCGACGGGAATCGAACCCGCGTAGCTAGTTTGGAAGAATGGGGGTCCAAAGATTCTATTTATGCAGCTCAGAAGTAGTTTTTACCCATCATCTGCTGCGACCTTGAAGTAACAAGAAATCCCAGGTGAAAACAACGCGCCACTGCCTGAAGGTCGCAATAAGGTCGCATTCAGGTAGCCTGTGTCGCATGGCAGCCACACGTCGAAGTTGGGGATCGCTGCGGACTCAGCGCAGCGGCCGAGTGCAAGCGTCGTACGTCAGCCCGGTCGACGGGCAGCGGTACTGGGGGCCGAGGAACTACGACAACCGGATGGACGCGGAAGCGTGGCTCGCGGGCGAGAAGCGGCTCATCGACATGGAGCAGTGGACGCCGCCGACCGAGCGGGCGAAGAAGGCAGCCGCCAACGCCATCACAGTCGAGGAGTACATCGAGAGGTGGATAGATGAGCGGGACAGCGCAGAGAGCACCAAGTACCTCGACCGGCTGCATGCGAAGAAGCGTATCTATCCGGTGCTGGGCGACACGCCCATCACAGAGCTGACACCAGCCCTCGTACGGACTTGGTGGGCCGGGATGGGGTCGAAGTACCCCACCGCCCGTAGACACGCCTACGCCGTTCTCCACAAGGTCTGCACCACCGCCGTGGAGGACAAGCTCCTCCCAGAGACGCCGTGCCGCCTCGAGATGAAGGCCGCGCCCGAGCGCGACGTGGAGGCCATCACCCCCGAGGAACTGGACATCGTCGCGGGAGAGGTCTTCGAGCACTACCGGGTGGCCGTCTACATCCTGGCGTGGACGAGCCTGCGGTTCGGCGAGCTGATCGAGCTTCGCCGGAAGGACATCGTTGACGACGGCGAGACGATGACGTTCCGCGTGCGCCGGAATGCGAAGAGAGTCGGCGAGAAGATCGTCGTAGGCGACACCAAGACCGTCCGGTCCAAGCGGCCGGTGACCGTGCCACCTCACGTCGCTCAGATGATCCGCGAGCACATGAAGGACCGGACCAAGATGAACAAGGGGCCCGAGGCTCTGCTGGTGACCACGACGCAGGGCAACCGGCTATCCAAGAGTGCGTTCACGCGCTCGCTGAAGAAGGGCTACGCCAAGATCGGTCGCACCGACCTCCGCATCCACGACCTCCGCGCCGTGGGCGCGACCTACGCCGCCCAAGCTGGGGCCACCACCAAGGAGTTGATGGTGCGCCTGGGCCACACGACCCCTCGAATGGCGATGAAGTACCAAATGGCCTCGGGGGCACGCGATGTCGAGATCGCGAGGAAGATGTCCGAACTAGCAGGGAGAGCATGAGATGGATCTAGTCGTACCAGCGTTGCCTGAAGCACTGAAGCTCTATGTAGCCGACTACGAGCGGCTGCGGAACCAAGACAGCTCCGACACCGCAGCGATGCTCCTGCTCGCTGACAGCATCGTCACAGAGCTGAGGGGGTTGGGCTTCCCTGACCTGCCGCCGACCTAGCGGCGGTTCTTCCGCCTCTGCCGCGTCTTCTTGGGCGGCAGGGGCTGGACGATCTCTACCGTCCCATCCGGCTTGGTCACGGTGACCGGCCCCGCCTTCGGGCGGATGTCGACCACCTTGCGGCGGGCCTTCGGGGTGTATTCGATGCCGTATCCCACACTCACCCTCTCAGTATCTCGATGCCGTCCTCGATCTCTCGGATGCGCCGTTCCTTGGCGGCGAGCGCGGCCTGCAGCTCGCGGATCTCTCGACTGATCTTGGCCGCTTCGACTACAGCTACTCGGTGCTCGATCTCGAGTTCCCGGATCAGCTCCTCGCGTCGGCGCGGGGTCAGCTTCTCGAGATTCATGATCAATCACGGTACGCTTTGACGCCCCCGTAAACGACAAAATCCCCCCTCCGAAGAGGGGGAATCTGTCAGGCGATGCCTACGCGGGTGACCGCGAAATAGGAGTGTGAGCCGTCGACCAACTTCGAGTCGCCGGTATTGCTCATGTTGTTCGAGAACTCGAACCCTGGCTCGATGTAGTCGCCGGGGTTCATCGGGACGATGAAGGTGCCCGCCGTGGCGTCCTCGGTCGAGACGACGACCGCGAAGCCCGCGGAGAACTCAGTGCAGCCCCACGATCCTCGGGCGAACGGAGAGCCGTTCTTGTACAGCAGAGCGCACCCTCCGGTGCCGGTGGAGAACACACCGTGGAAGGTTCGGAACTGCACGATGTACGTGCCCTGCTTGGTCGCCGTCAGTCGGCAGTTCGTGCCGGGGGTGTACGTCAAGTCGTCCGACTGGTAGTCGATCGTCTCGTAGAAGTTGTTCGGCACCTTCGCGCCGCCGCTGCTGATGGTCACGTCAGCCGTCGAGCGCCGAGAGGCCCGGAACGTCGTACCGACAACCGCGGGCGGTGCGTTGTCGGCCACCGAAGCGCCTGCCACCGTGCCGGGGCCCTTGTTGCCGTCGGTCTCGGAGATGGCTCCCCAGTAGCAGTGGTTGGCGTCGATGACGCTCTGAGCGCCGGCCGGCTCGATGATGTCGACCACGATCGTGTTGCCTGACAGCACCTGATGGCGGCGCGGGTTGCTGCCGACGCCGCAGATGATCCGCATGTCCAGAGACCACGTCAGCGGGATGTTGGACGCCCAGACGTACTCGATGCCGTTCTTCACACAGCCGATGTCGCCCCGGTAGCTCAGGAAGCCCGTGCGGTACCCGCGGGCGAACACGTAGTCGGTCCCGGCCGCGTTGGCGCGGGCGATCGACCAGATGCGGACGTTCGTGCCCTGTGACGGCGGCGAGGCGAGCGTGCCTCGCACGATCTGCTGCGATGTCAGCGTCGGCGTCGGGTAGATCATCGTCGCTCGGCGGTAGCCGTTGCCTGCGTAGTTCCACGTCGCGTTGCCGTTGCTGATGGCCAGCGTCGAAGTACCAGCGCCCGAGTACGTCAGGTTGAACAGCGAGGCGGGGAACGCCCCGTCCGCGTAGTCGCTGAAGCTGATGTTGAATCGACGGCCACCGGTAGTGGTCGAGTCGTTCTCCGACTGCAGAGCCTGCACGTCACGCGTGACCTTGGTCAGCATCGTGAACAGATTCGCCATCGTGTTCTTCGCATCGGTCAGGGCGGTGTTGGCCTCTTCCTGGCCCGTCTGCGTCTTGCCCGAGAGAGCGTTGGTGGCAGCGTCGACCAGCGACTGCAGGTCGGGGAGCTTGCCGATTCCCAGCGCCGGGATCGCCGCGGTCGGCGCAGTACCGGTCAGCTTGGTCGCGTCCAGTGGGTCGTTGATCCCCAGCTTCGCGGCGATGTCCGATACCAGGTTCTGGATCTTGGACTGCGGCAGAGTCGGGATGACCGCCGCGGGGGCGGTCCCGGACAGCTTCCCAGCGTTCAGCGTCGAGTTGCCGGTCAGCAGGTTCAGCAGCCAGTTGTCGAGCTGCGTCGGGGTAGCGTTCACCACGCCAGTCAGGGCGTCCCGAATCTTCTGCTGTGCCTGTGCGACAGCGTCATTCAGAGCCTCGTTGAACCCGGCGATGTTGTCCTTCGGGATGATCGAGTCACCCGTCAGGAGCCCGAGGAGCCAGTTGTCCACGTCCGATGGCGTGGAGTTGACGATGCCGGTGAGCTGGTCGCGGAGCTGCTGAGCGCCGTTCTGCAGCGCAGTCTGAATGTCGTTCTGCTGCTGGTGGTACCAGTCCTTCACGGCCTGGACCGCCTCGTTGATCGGAGTGACGATCAGACCGCCGAGGATCTCGAGGATCTGCTTCACCTCGGTCGACACGACCTGGTAGGTGTTCGCGACCCACTCATCGAAGTCACCGGAGAGCAGCGCCTTGGGCAGGCTCGCTAGGTTGGCGATGATCGTCGCGACGGCCGTAGTCACGTCGATGAAGTCGTCATCGATCGTGCCCGGAATCATCTCCTTGAACGTCTTCAGGGCGTCCAACGGCAGCCTCTTGAGCTGCTGCGTCAGAACCTCGATGGCCTGACCAGACGTAGGCAGTGGCACCTCGAACAGGTCTTTGATCAGGTTCTCGGTGTAGCCCTGGCCGAAGTCGAAGTCACCGCCGCCGATCTGGAATGCGCCGTCAGCCCCGATCGCCTCCAAAGGCGTTGTGGGGTAGTTCATCTAGCCTCCTACGTTGTAGACCACGCGGAGCCGGTCGCCCTCGATGCGCTCGATGCGTTCGGTACGCAGCTCCTCGCGGAGCCCGCTGATGTCTTTCCGCATCTCGCTGAACCCCTCCCGCACCGAGGCGGCTAGGTCATCGATGTCGTGGCGGATGTTGGTGCCGTGGTCGTTGGTGATCTCGTAGTGGGTCTGCTTGACCTTCTGGTTGCTGCGCCAGGCGGCGATGGCCGCGATAGTTGCGGGGATCGCGCCTATTCCCGCTACGGCGATCGTTGGCTCGATCACTCTGTGAACTCCTGGGCCATCGAAGGGCCGGGGGAGTTGTCCGGGATCATTCCGGCTTCTCGGTATTGGCGAAGCATCGCTTCGTTCTCCTGTTGCGTCAGCTTGCGGATGTCTGGGATGCGGACGGGCTCGGGATCGGGCTCGTCCTTGCCGACCCATCGGGCGGCGTTGTTCATGTCATGGCGCTGGCCTCGGAAGGCCGGCTGAAACTTGATCTCCTGGTCGGGAAGCTGACTGACGTGGATGTTGCCGTCCTCATCAGCCAGCCCCCGGAGCCAGTCGACGTGCCGAAAGCCGCACCGCCACAAGTGCTCCGACCAATCCAACAGATACGCCGGGTGCGTGATCGCTCCGACGCCTGCAATCATCGGGAGATTGCGAAGCGCCCATGCGACGTGCTCTCGCGGCTTGTCGGGGTCGTGGGACTCTTGGGACGGAATCATTGGCGTGCCTTTCGGTTTCGTTCGGGAAACCGACCGGTTCCGCGGGCAGCGGAACAGGCCGATTACCTGAACAGGGTTAGAGCCATCCCGCGGTACTCAAGCCACCGTTGATGCGCTTGATTTCCTCGAGGACGGATAGAGCAGGGTTCTTCGGTTCGCGGTAGCCGATCTCGATCTCGAGTGGCTTCGGGCCATCGGTGCCCTGGCTGTACTTGACCTTCTTGATGCGCTCCACGAAGAGCTGGTGCTCGACCGGGTAACCCAGGACAGACGTGCCGACACGATCCCCGATCCAGCAGTGCCCGTAGGGCTTTGGAGCGAAGATGTACGGCGAGGCGTCTGACACCTTGAGGGTGTGGGCCGTGCGAGCACGCGTCTTGTAGATCTCGGCCGCGATGGCGGCGAACGCGCTCAGGGTGAACGCCTTCATCGACCCTTCGGCCATGCCCTCGAAGTAGTGGAAGTCACCGAGGTCGGTGATCACGTCTTCGAGACCAGAGATCGGGAGGTGGATGCCCGACGCACGCAGCGTCGGCACTTCCATGAACGCACCGAACACGTCGGTGTACAGCGGAGACAGGATGGCGTCCAAAGTGCCTCCGAGAGGAGGCAAATCGATCATGCCGCCCAGCGCCTGGTTGATCAGCGAGGTCAGGAAATCGCCTCCGACGTTCACCGCCGTGGAGATCCCCTCGTTGATGCCCGGAGCTGACTGGCCTCCTGCCAGGAAGCTGGTGTCGGTGGCCTCGTAGTACGAGAACTCACTCGACTTGATCCCGGTGAGCGGACCCTCCTCGAACACGACGTGCGGAGCCAGCGGGCTGGTGCCCAGGAAGTAGGGGCTGTAGTACTCGCCGGGGAACGTGTAGTCCCCCGTGAATACGTCGACTCCCTCGACCTGACCGTCACCCGCGAGGGTCACAGCGGCCCGGATGAAGCCGGTGAGCCACGAACCGCCGAAGGCGGTCTGTCCACCCCAGCCCGAGTTGTCCTCGATGTCCCAGACGACGCAGCCGTCCCGGAGCGGGATGAGCTGCAGCAGGTCTTCGAGCGGATCGATGCCCCAGATGCCCTTGAGATCTTCGAACGGGTGCGGGTCGCGGTCCTTGATGTACCGGCGACACGTCAGCGTGAGCTGATGGTCGTTGAGGATCTGCTTGGCGGTGTCGTAGAACGTCCCGAACCGGCTGAACACCATCGTGACCGGACTGTTGTCCGCGAGGAACGGGAACGGCTTGACGATGTTCCGCCAGTTTGCTGGGTTGAAGCTTGGGCCCATCCACTCGTTGATGTCCGTTGGATCATCCGGGAGAGTCCAGAGACTCGTCTCTAGTCGGAGTAGATTGACAAAGAGCGTAACCAGCAAGCACCACTTAGCCGGCCCGAAGATGATCCACACCTTCGGAAACTGCAGCTCAGGGCGCAGAAATGGGTTACACCACACGCGGATGTGCTTGGTCTGGGCAAAGTCGTGCAGGAACACGATCTCCAGATACGCATCACCGGAATCGGTCTTGACGACCCGGTAGTGATCCATCATCCCGGTCCATCGAGCGCCTTGCTTCTCGATGTTGATGATGACGTTGCGCTTTGCTCGACCGCGGTGATTCATCACCCACTTGGCCAGGTAGTGGCTCAGCGAGAGCTGGAGCGTGCAGTTGCCCGTCTCGTTCTCGATGAACTCCCACTCGAGCAGTCGCTCGCCCGCGACAGCGCCGCGGAGGCGGAAGTCGCCATCACGCAGCTCCACATCGGCGGGCGCGAGGCGTGCGGCCTCTCGCTTGGCTCGACGCTGCTGGATCAGCTTCCACAGATCCTCGGACTGAGCGAGGGACTTCAGGCCACTCACTCGAGCCCCCAGCAGCGCGTCCACGGCCTCGGAAGGCGAAGCGTGACCACTTGCCCCGGAGCGCAGCCCGACGCGTCTATGACGAACTCAGCCTCTTCGGTGTACGGCGGGATCCAGTTGCGGAACCTGACGCCGTTCATGCGAGCCCACACAGGCGAGCCCGACTCGGAGGCGATCTGCTCCTCGCGACGGTCGGTGTCGATGACGCAGTTCTCGCCGTAGATCAAGCCGGGGAGCTTGAGTCGACGGTTGCGGAACTCCTCGTCCTCGAACGAGTAGTCCGGGATGACGAACTGGGTGAAAGGCGCACGCTCCCACGGGATCGGCACGCCCGGAGGGAACGGCCAGGGGAACTCGGGGATCTTCTCGGTGGAGGCCGGGACGGTCCATTTCGGTGCGATGTACTGGTCGGTGGGGTTGAGCCCACCCTGCTCGCGGCCGACCTTGATCTTCAGGATCTCCTTGGGGAGCCTTTCCCACGGCCACTCGCCGGGGATGTCGAAGAACGTCGGGTCGAACCGGGTATCGGTCTTGGTCTTGGCCGAGAAGATCTTGTCGTCCTCGTACCAGAAAGGGTCGTAGGCAATGCAGTTCATCACCGTGAGGTTGATGCTGTTGCCACGCGGGTCGGTCTTCATCTCGACCGTGGGGGACTGGAACAGCGCCAGGTGCAGATACCTGGTGCCTGAGTCGGGGGTGGTGACGTAGAGCTTGCAGACGCGGTTGAACGCCCATGCCTTGCGCCACTCGCTGTCTCGGGAGAGCCAGGAGCGGGGGCCGCTGTTCGCATCGTTGAGGATCTGAACCCCGAAGACGATGTCGCGCTTCAGGACTCGGTGATTCAAGTAGCGAGCGCCGGGGAAGTTCCCCGGCTCCTCAATCACGACCTTGACGGGAGGGTCGTAGAAACAACCCTCCACGTCTGTGGCCAGGAACACGCCCTGGTCACCGGTCGTCAGATTGAAGTACTCACCATTGACACCCTCGAGTTCAACGATGGTGTCGGTGATCAATGGTTACCTCCTGGTGGATGTCAAGTTCGGCCGACGACCTTGAGCAGGTCGTTGGACTCCTGGCGCGACTTGATGTCGAGCGCCTCATCGACCGAGCCGATGTTGAAGATGTACTTCGTGCCCTCGGTGAGCGCCTTCGAGAGGAAGCCCTCGCCAGAGATGCCGATGTCCGAAAGGAACTGCTTGCCAGTCGCCTTCGCGAAATCGACGGGCGAAGACATCAGCTTCGCGACCTGGTCCTCCAGCGACCCACCCTTCGAGCCGGAAGCCGTCTCGTCGTTGTAGTCGCCTGCGAGGTCGAGCATCTCCTTCTGCGTCTGGAGCTGATCCTTCATGTCCCGCAGCTTCTGAGCCTCAGCCTTGAGTCCCTCGTTGCCGGTGGACTTCGCCTGGAGGTCAAGGGCTTTCGCCTGCCGATCCAACCGCTTGATCTCGGTGCCTAGCACCTTCTCCATACGGCCTACGTCGGACTTGGTGAACCCCTGCAGGAGAGCTGTCGGATCATCGGTGCCGGTGGCTACCGCCGCGGCGACCTGAGCGGACAACTGCTTGGCCTGCTCGAGGACGGGCGCGAAGCCCTTGTCGAGACCGATGGCGTAGCCCTGGCCGGTGTTGATACCGAACTGCTCGAACAGCTTCGACGGCGAGTGGATACCGAGGAAGTCAGTGACCGCCCCAGCCACACTCGATGCCAGCTCCTTGGCCTTGGAGACCGCCGAGCTGATCATGTTGCCGATACCGTTGATGAGCCCCTGGACGAGGTTCTTGCCTGCGTCGAGACCGATCTGCATCAGGTTGGCCAGTGCGGACTGGATCATTCCTGGCAGCTCCGCGGCCTTCGCCGCGATCGTCTGCGCTCCGTTGGCGAAGCTCGCCACCCACTCGGAGACCTTGGAGATGACTCCGGTGATGATGCCCGTCAGGTTGGCCAGCGCACCGATGAGTGCGCCGCCGATGGAGACACCGACCTGGATCACTGCACCAGCCACGCTGAGCAGAGCCGAGGCCAGCGGAAGGACCACCGGCATCAGGTTCGCGAACGACTGCACCAGCGAGACGATCGACGGCATCAACTCAGCGATCTTGGGGACCAACTGGATGAACGCCGGAACCAACTGGCTGATGATCATCGGGGCCAACTGCACGACAGCGCCGAGCAACTGACCGAACGCCGTAGCGAGCTGAGGCAGGTACGGGCCGAGCTGGGTGACCAGCGTCTGCGAGAGGGTCTGGAAGTTCTGGATCAGACCCGGCAGCATCGGCTGGATGGCGTCGAGCGCCGTCTTGAGCGTCGTGCCAATGAACCCGGCGACCTGAGTCAGGATCGGGCCCAGCGCCTGTAGGTTGCCCACCAGCAGTGTGCCGAGAGTGTCGGCCAGCGTGGTGAACGCAGGCGTGAGAGCTGTAATGATCGGAGCGAGCTGCGAGAGCGCCGTGCCGAGCACGTTGCCGAGCAGGCTCGAGAGCGAGGTCAGGGCAGGCATCAGCGCGATGAACGCGTCACCGAACCCGTTGATCAGCGTCGACAGAGGACCGCCGAGCTGTCCCATCGCCGTCGTACCCGCCTCGAAGAGCCGGGTGAACAGGTTGAGGACGCTGCCCAGCACCTGGGCCATGCCCTGCATGGCTCCTTGGAACGATCCGTTGGAGGTGATCCGGTCGACCATCGCGTTGAACTGCGTGGCGAAGGTCTGCAGAGGACCGAGGAGCGTGCCGAAGGCATTCGCGCCAGCGTTGGCCAGCGTCAGGAACGACTGCGTTCCGATCGCGATGACCGGGGTCAGCCCCTTGAAGAACTCACTGGTCTTGCTGAGGATGTTGTTGATCTGCTCGAGTCCGACGCCCTTCGTCACCACGTCGGTGACGCCCTGCGCCATGAAGACCAAGCTCCCGGCCACATCCTTCAGGCCGGGTGTGATCGTCTGCAGCATCGTGCCGAGCTGCCCCATCACGGGGGTCAGACCCTGCTCGAAGACCGCGGAGACCTGAGACTTCACGCCGTCGAGGACGGGGGTGATGGTCTCGGCTGCCTTCTTGATGCCGTCCATGCCGAGCGCGACTACGGCCGCGCCAGCTCCGAACGCCGCGATGAGCGACGGGAGACCGGCCAGGATGCCAGCCACCAGGCCGACGGCCGGCGCAGCGAGTGCGAGCACGCCGACACCGATCCAAGCCATCCGGGACATGCCTAGGAAGCCCTGGCCCATCGAGAGGATCTTCTGGGTGGTCTTCTCGGCGTCGTCGCCGATGTCAGCGATCGGGCTCTTGCCGTTCTTGCCGAAGAGCTTGCTGAGCAGACCGCCCTTCTGGTCCTTGTCGACGTTGATGTCGACGGGGATGTTCACGCCCCTGGCCGCTTCGGCCTTGAGCTGCAACATCAGCCGCTTGAAGTCGGCCTTGGCCTGAGCGGCATTGAGATCGGTGTTGACCTCAATGTCGGCGCTCAGCTCCTTCTCGATGCGCTCGAGATCGTCCTTCAGTTCACGGCGGAACTTACGTGTGTCGGGGCTGACCTTGACTGAGATCCGTGCGACCTCAACGCCAGCACTATTCGGCATTCGCCTCCTCCCTTTCCCTTCTCTCGCGAGCTGCCTTCTTCGCGGCCACGACCATCGCGGCGAACGAACCCGGTGGGGGCGCAGCGTCTTTCGGTTTGTTGTCGTCGGGACGGGGGTAAGGCTTGGGAGCCTTCGGCTTCGCCTTGTTCGGATCGCGGTTGGCCATCATGAACAGGTGGTTGCCTGCCTGGATCGCGTCGTAGATGTCCGCGAGCGCGTGACGGTCCTCGTCCCAGCCCCGGTACTGCTGCCCACCTCGACGCTCTGCGTAGAAAGCGCCGTCCTTGGGGAGGCAGAGCACAAGGGCCAGAACGAATCTCGGCGTCAGCGGAGCCTCATCACGGAACAAGTCCCGCAGGTCTACTCGGTAGTACTGCAGGAGGTCTGCGAGGAGAGCCCCGCCGAACTTGTCGATCAGTTCGGCGAGGGCGCGGCTTCCCCCAGTTGCGTCTCCCGCATCCAGGTGCGGAGCACTGCGCCGTACAGCTCAGCGCGGATCTGTGGCTCTTCCTCGGTGTCCAGCTCCGCGAGCAACTTCCGCGGGGAAGTGGCGATCAGCTTGAACACCTTGCCGACCGAATCGCAGATCTTCTCGGCGATCTCGTCCATCAGCTCGTCGGCGTCTTCGTCGTCCTCATCGATCTCGTCGGGCAGCGCCTCGATCTCCTTGACCGCTTCGGCGACCGCTTCGCGGGCCTTCTTGCCCAGCTTCAGCAGCGGCTTCAGCTCGACGGTCACGTCCTCGGACAGGCCGATCTTGACGGGCTCGTACTTCTTGCGGACATCCTCGCGGAAAGCGTCGAGGGTGAATACGTTTGTCATGGCGAACCTTTCGTGTGTTGGCGGGCAGATGGCGGGCTGGAGGGGGAGGCAGGCCCGCCAAGGAAACCTCCCCCTCCGGGGGTGACATTCAGGTGAATGTCAAGTTGGAACTACGCGACGTTGAAGAGGTCTTCGTTGATCCACGAGAACGGCAGCTCATCCTCGAAGTCGAGGTAGGTGAACCGCACCGGGAGCGAAGCCAGGTCATCGATCGGAAGATCGATCGAGTCGTCGCGGCGCACACCAGCCTTGTGGGCGTGGTTGCCCAGGCGCATGTCGCCGTCCTCGATGACGATGAACACGGCCTTCTCGTTGGTCTGGCCGGTCTTCACACCGAACACACCGGCAGTCGAGGAGGCGTTGGGGCCGTAGTACAGACCCAGAGCCTGCTCATCGAACTGGTGCAGCAGGACCGTGACGAAGTCGATCGGATCCTCGGTGGTGATCTCCCGCAGCTTCTTCTTCTGCCAGGAGCCCTTGACCTCGCTGTCGCCGCCGTCGAAGCCGAACTCGGGGAGCGTGCCGCGGCTGGTGTGGCCGACGCTCTCCCACGCAGTGAGGCCAACGCCCCAGGTCGAGGTGTCGCGGAGGTTGATGGTCTTCAGTGCGGCCGGGGTCGGTGCAGCCGTGCCCTCCGGGGCGACGTACACGTACCCGACCGCCGCAGTCAAAACTGCGTCGTCGTTTTCTGCCATGTGGGCATTACCTTTCGGTTAGGTGGTGGTTCTCGGTCTGCGGACGCCGAGCCTGATCAGACCCTGGATACGCCAGGAGTCCTGGTAGAGGGAGCTGAACTGCGTAGCGCCCATCGTTTCGTACATCGACTGCAAATAGCCTGCGGGAGTGACGATTTGGTCATGGACCGCGTCGTACAGCACGTCGAGTGCTTCCTCGTACAGCTCCTCGCATTCGATGAGTCCCTCGTCGGAATAAGCCGACATCTCGATCACCGGCAGCGTGTGCAGCCGCGGTGCCTTGGGATTCCTGATGCCGCCGATGCGGCGGATGTTGATCATCGGGAACTCGCGGTAGTCCACGTCAGGCACCCAGGTCGTGACGGTCACGCCCTCCAGGCGCGGGTCTCCGCGGAGGATCGGGGCCACCACCTTCTGAACGCGGGGTAGCCGATTAGTCGCCATGCCGCCTCCTTACGAGACCTCGCCGCCGATGGCGGCGCGGGTCAGGATGTATTCGGCGGCAGGCGGTTTGGTGTCTGTGCCCTCGAAGAAGCCAGACGGTGCGTGGCCGAACTCCAGAGCCATTGCGTTGGGCGCGTTGAGGATCGTGTGGAAGTCCACATCGCCGTCCTGCTCGCTGATGTTGGCTGGGAAGTAGCCGGTCTCGGTGATACGGGTCGTCTTGTTGGCCTGCGCCAGGTTTCGCTTGGCGCGGCTGGTGACGCCGTCGCGTACCTTCTTGACCTCTCTGCGGGTCTCAGCGGCCCGTGCAGCCACTTTGTTGGCCTTGGCGTAGACAGTGGCCATCAGTACCTCTTGATCGTGTAGTCGACGCGTGCAAGCGCCGGGGAGGAGTCGTAGACGGTGGCGTCTCCGAAGAGCGCCCACCGCTGACCCCGCCACTCGATCTGGGACTGCATGCCGAGGATCCCGTGCTCCTTGGTGAACGAGCGCGGGAAGCGCATCCGGTAGACCTTCTCGGACTCGAAGCCCTCGTTGTCCTGCTCAGCACGTCGTGCCGAGGTACCGGACTGGTTGGCCACCTGGAGCCGTGCGATGGCCGGGATGCCGATCTTGGACGGCCGCGTGCGCTTGTTGCCGTCGCCGTCGATGACCAGCTCTTCGGGGTAGACGGTGACCGGCTGATACCGGGCACCGGTGTCTAGGAGGCTCATTGGATGTACGTCGCCTTCGGCTTGGGAGCCCGCGAGACGTTCCCCCACTCGATGCGCCAGTCGTGGACGCAGACGCAGATCGGAGGATCGGCGTCGTGGTCGCACAGGCTGTTGTCGACCTCGTCGGGAATGACGGCCGGGGTGAACGGGGGATAGACGATCGGAGCGCGGAAGCTGTCGCTGGCGCTCATGTCGGCATCACGATGTTCGGGGCGATGACTGACATTCGGGAGAGCCGGTTGACGCCCAGCGTCGTCCACTCGTCATCGAGGATGACCAGCTTGCCTTGGGACAGGTCTGTCGAGAGCTGGTAGGTGTACGCCCCGTCGGTCTCCGAGATGTAGCCCTCGGGGTTACGCACAAGGCGCAGAACGGCATCGGACTCGATGTCGATGAGGTCGGCCTTGAACGTCGGGCTGGCGGCAACCTTGGTGTCCAGGGTGGGGATGCGGCGCTTGATCATGCGCTCGACCTGCTCGAGGCGTCGGCTGATCAGTGCCATGACTTCCGGCTCAGGCTCCTTGGCCCACAACACAACTACGTCATTGGCGGTCGCGTAGGCCACGGTTACTCCTCAGTCGTTGGCTCCTGCTTGGGAGCGGTTTGCTTTCGGGGCGCAGGCCGTTTGGCCGGCGCTTTGCGAGGGGGCTTGGGTGCCGCGTCCTCGAACAGGCCGCTGGCGATCAGCTCCTCGGCGTACTCGGGATCGACATCGGCGAACCCGCCGTTGACGGTGGATCGGATACGCATGAAGTCCTCTCTGACACCCCGGAAGGGGAGCCCCGAAGGACTCCCCAACCGGTGTATGTCAAGTTCGCCTTACGGCGTGACGACGTTGGTCAGCTTGACGAACGCGTCCTTGTCGTTGCAGTGGAACGCGTACTCGGCCTCGACACGAACCGCGACGAGGTTGTGCTGCCACAGCGACACGAAGTTCGGAGCCTGCGGGGTTCCGAGGTTCAGGGTCGCCTGGTCGGTCACGTCGAAGGACAGACCGCCGACCTGGCCCCAGACCACCTGACGGAAGTCGCCCATGTAGCCGACCGTGGTGCCGGTCGCGACGTGGTCGCTCAGGATGGTGGGACGGGCGACGATGCGGCCAGCGCGGAACGGGCTGTTCTCGTCGGTGTAGGTGGACTCGATGAACAGCGGACGGCCGTTCTTGTCCTTGGCACCGTTGAGGATGGGCTCCACGATGTCGTCCAGCAGAGTGGCGGTCCACTTCTTGCCAGCGTTCACCAGGAGCGACAGGCCGTTGACGGCGACCGCGTCGTAGGCGGTCAGGTCGGACACGCCAGCGCCGCCCGGATCAGCCAGCGAGACGCTCTTGGTCGTCTGCGCCAGGTAGGTCGGGAACGGGCTCTGGACGCCGTTGAGCGCCGCGGTGTCGAACGCCATCGCGAAGGCCGTGGCGACCTTGGTCCGCATGGTGCCGAGGTAGTTGGCCGGGTTCGCACGGACGGTTTCCGCCGACGCCACGAAGATCGTCGCGATCTTGTGGGGGGCGATCGTCTGCGAAGACATGTTGCCCTTGGTGATGGGCTTCATGTCGCCTTCACCGATCCACTGCGCCGACACGTCGCCGACCCAGTGCGGGATCTTCTGGCCGGTCGTGCCCATCGGGATCTTCTGGGCGAACTGCTGAACGATGGAGGTCTTCTCGGCCACGGCGAAGTAGTCCTTCGCCTCTTCCGGCTCGAGGTAGCCCTTGAACATCGTGTCGCCCGTCTGGGCGATCTGTGCGTGATCGACTGCGAAAGCAGTGCCTGCTGCCATGATTGGCTATCTCCTTGTGTTGGAAGGGGTTACGTGATTTTCAGAACGCTCTTCATGGCGTTCAGAATCGGGTCTCCGTTAAGGGGCATGTCTTCCTTGCGCCCCCCGAAGCCCTGGGTGGGGTCGAACCCGCGAACTGGCTTGCTCTCGAAGCCCCCGATGAGATCGAGGTTCTTCTTGGCCGATTCGGTGATGCTCTCGGCATCGCTGCCCTGCAGGATCTCCACGAAAGCGCGGACCTTGTCGCTGGGCACCTTGGCGTCGATCGTGGTCTCGTACTTCTGCAGCAGAGTCCACGCCTTGCCAAGCTCGTTCTCGAGTTCGGTGATGCGAACGTCGCGGTCGGAGAGTTCGGCCGTGTGAGCCTCATTCGCCGCCTTGATGGCCGCGTCAACGGCGTCCTTCTTTGCGACCCGTGCGGCAGCGGCCTCCTGGCGAAGTTCCTTGACGTAAGCCTCGTCGTAGACCTTCGGAGTCTCCGGTGCCTTGACCTCCGGGGTCTCGGCGGCGGGGGTGCCTTCTGGGGTTGCGGTGTCGGACATGTGTTTTCGCCTCCTGGGCATGGTTGTTGAACCCACCTGGGGTTCAGGGGTTACGCAGCGAGTGCGTAGTTGGACATTGAGATGTCGCCGCGCTCAAGGCGGCGTCGGAGAGCGTTGATCGTCTCCCTGTTCTTGTTCTTGGAGCGGGCCTTACCCGACTCGATGAGCGAGTCGGCTTCCTTGCTGGCGTCGATCCAAAGCTGCTGCGCCCGTAGGGCAGCGTCTCTTCCAGGCCAGTCCTGCACGTCGAACACCGGAATGGCCAGGCAGTCACAGCCTGTGTGCCACTCCTCGACGTGCTCCTTCGTTGCTTCCCGGAACTTCGCGAGATCCTGACCGGACTCATGCCAGAGGTCGATCACGGTCTCGTCATCGAGGTTGATGCCTGCCGACTGGGCATCGCGGTATGCGAAGTTGCCCTTGTGGTTCAGCTCAGCGCCTCGACTGATGAGCATCAGGCACCAGGCGCATGTTTCGCGTCCGGTGGCGACCCTCGCCCAGCCCTGCACGATCTGAGGAGCTGGGTCGTTCTTGACCGCGCCGATGATCTGTCGGCGACCGGCCATCTCCACTTCGCGCACTGCCGTCAAAGCCGTTCTGGTGACAGCACTTCGGGGGGAGTCGGCCTGCGACATACCCTTCCGCGCTGGCTCCATGTTCTTGACGAACCAGTCCCACTGAAGCTCGCTCCGCAACCTCTCGTTGCGGGGAAGCTCAGGGTGATGGAGTGCTCGCTGGGAGTCATAGAAGGTGCGGCCCAGGTCGGCAGCTTGTGCGTACCGACGCTGGACCTCGGGAAACAACGTCTGCAGGAACCGCGCCCACTCACCGAGAGAGAGCGCGGGCCCCGCGAAGAAACTGGCGAATCGTTGGACGTAGGCGGCAAGCCCCGCAGTGATCACCGCCTGTGAGGCGGCGTACTCCTCCGGGTTCACTTGGCAGCATCACCGCCCTCGATGGCCGGCTGTTCCGGCTTCGGTGGTGCCTGCGGGCTCGGGGAGCCGGGGACCGCCGGGTTCGGGTCGACCAACGTGCCGATGAGGCCGAGGCCCATCGCGGCCTCTTCCTCGTCCCAGCGCCGCATCTCTTCGCGCTCCTTGATGGAGTAGCCCATGTCGATGCGAGCACGTTCACGCGGGATGACCCCGGTGCCGTTGCCGTAGAGCTTCGTGGCTGCGTCGGCCTTGGCCGCGTACGTCGGAGTCGACGGGTCGCGCCAGATCGTCTCCATGCGGAGCATGTCGGGCGGAACCTCGCCGCCCTTCATCAACTGGTAGGCGATCCGCATGACCTGTTCCCATGCGCCGCCGAAGATCAGGTTCTTGCGCTCGACCTTCTTGATGAGACGGCTCTCAGCGGCCCTGATTGCCTCAGCAGAGGCCGGGTTGTCCGCGGCGGTGGAAAGGTACTGGGGAGGCAGTCCCGTGTACGCAGCGACCTGCTTGGCGATCTGATCCAACGCGTTGGTGAAGTTGGCCAGCTCGGCTGCCGAGAACTGCTGGATCTTGCCCTCAGCGTCCTCGAACGCGAGGATGCGAGCGAGGTAGGCGTCGAACAGCGTCTGGCCCGTCTCCGGGTCCACGCCGATCTCTTCGGGCTTGATGCCGAAGATCAGCCTCTGGGGCACACCCATCAGCTCTGCAGTCGCCTGCATCAGCATGAGGATGCGAGATGCGGCGTCGGTCATCGACCGAAGCTCGGGCGTGATCTCGCTGGTGCCGTACAGATCCGAGAGCCGGTTCCGGTTCGGCAGAGGGACGACCGGGACTACGCCCAGACCGTGGGAGTCGTTGAACCACTCCACCCACTCGCCGTCAGCCTTGAACCACCCGAAGGTGTCGGTGGGCGTGTACAGCGTGGCTGCCTGGACCTCGTTGCCCTGCGCGTCGTACGCGACTCGGATCGCCTCAGACACCCGGTTGATCCGGGGGTCGATCTTGGCGTACATCCGCGTCGGCGGCTCGACCCTGATGATCGGAGTCTCTGGATCCCAGCCGATGTCGATCGTGGGGTCCGGGCGCGAGATGGTCACGTAGGACCGGCCGTGGACGTAGGCGTCGGTGTAGCCCAGCGGGGCCTCGATGTCGAGATCGTTGGCCTGCCACCAGTTCCACAGATCCTCGTCGGCCTCGTCGGCATCGCCGAGGCGGAAGCCTTCGACGGCCTGGCGCTCCGCGATGGAGTCGACGTAGAGCCGCGGGTATCCGACGTGGGCCAGCAGGGACTGCATCTGCTGCGGGACCGTGACGCCGATGGCCTCTGGCCTGCGCTCAGCTTCGTAGTAGCTGGTGTTGATCTTGAGGTTCTTCGACGCGTCATCGAACGCCGAGATCATCTCGTCGCGAGCGATGGCGGGATCTGGAATCTCTTCCTGTCCGGGTAGTACGGCTGCCATCAGCGAACCGCCACGACCCGGCCCGTTCGGGCCTTCTTGCTCATGAGGTAGTCCTGTCTCGCCCCGAACGCGAGGACCGCACAGACCGCAGCGTCGATCTTCTTGCTGGAGTCCTTGGTGACCTTGCGAATCGCGATGGCGTCATAGGTGGTTGGGTGTCGTTTGGCGTTCAGAACGTGTTGGCGCAGAACGGGATCGCCGTCGTGCCAGACCTCGCCTTCAAGGACTGCGTCCTCGAGTCGCTCACAGTCGAACGCGAACCTCTTCTGTTGCCCGCGCATGTCGAATGCGACCGGGTTGTTGGGGGAGGCGTTGACCTTGAGCTTCTTCTTGTAGGTCCGACCCCAGGAGTCGACGTAGGCTTCGAACTCCTTCACGTCGGCGCGGAAGGCGACCACGTCGTAGTGCTTGAACGTGGAATGCACTGTGGCGTCTACGTCTTCGCGAGGAACCTGCCCACCGTGCTTCTGGGGATCCCAGATCTTGATGACGAAGAGGAAGCCGTCGCTGATGCGACAGCCGACGAGCGCGGTCCAGTCGTTGGACTTCGAGCCGTCGAATCCAAGGGCGATCTTCTCGCCGCGTGCGGGCGGCGTGAACTCGTAGCCCATCTTCTCGAGGTACTTCTTGGCGTCGGCGAAGTTCCGGTCCCATTCGCGGGGAGCCAGCCAGGAGTCCTCGGAGGCGTTGACCTGGTTGAGGAACTTGCGCCGTGACTCGGTGATCGGGTTCTTGGTCGACAGGATCGACTTGATGATGTCTTCGATCGGCAGCCATGTGCTGTCGCCGCGGGCGATCAGGAGCCCCTGTCGGAGCTTCGCGATGCCCTTCTCGAATCCCTCGGGATCTTCCTTCTGCGAGGGGATCTCGGAGATCGGCGTATCGGCCGGCGCTTCCAGCGCGTCGTACATGAGGCCGGTGTCCACGTCCTCACCGGACTGGATCTTCTGGTAGGAGACGTAGGCCAGCTCGCCGATGGTCTCGGTGCCGGGGATGTGGGCGTTGCAGATCGACAGCGTGCGAGCGCCCTCGACCTTGGTCATGTTGCCCTCGATGGTTTCCGCCATCGAGTGGCCCTCGTTGACCTTGCCGTCCGGGCCCTGGCCCCACCACTGCGTCTCGTTCTGGACGACGAAGGTGGGTCGGTTGCCTTCCATCGACGCGGGGCTCGAGGTCGCTGCCTCGATCCGACCGCCGCCTTCGGCGTAGATGATGAACCGGTTGACCTCGAGCTTGAACTCGGTCTTGAGCTTCTTGGAGATCATCGTCGGGAACAGCGAGAACGTGTTCTTCGTCTGGTCCTGGCTGACGGCGGCGACCGTGATCCACGGTTGTCCGGGACGACGCCTGCCGATTGCCTGTCCGGTCTCATCGAAGTGTGAAAACGCTACTGGGCCACAGAGTTCCGCGAGGCACAGCGCCGCGGTGAACGGGTCTTTGCCCCAGCCCTTGAGGCGTCGGATGACGCCTTCGCGGTAGACGTACTGGCCCGTGTGGTCCACGGCGTACCACCAGAGGACCAGGCGTACCTGCTCGTCGGTGGGGATGAACATGTTCTCGTTCTCGAGCAGTCCCGCTTCGGACAGCTCGATCAGAAATCTGAGTCTGGCTGGATCGTCATGCCCGCCAGGGGTATTGACGTACTCGGACAGCCACTTCAAGACGCCCCAGCCGAGGGTCATCTTGGGATCGGGCAGATGCCATTCCCCGTCGACCGTCCTCTGCCAAGACGGGCCGATGATGTGCGGAGGCGACGGGGCAAGCTCCGGGTGCTGATTTCCGAGGCTCACCCCGCCTCCTTCCGGTGTATGTCAAGTTCGGGTCACGGCTTTCCGCAGCGCGGTGATCGCGGGCCCGATGTCGTAGATGTTGTGTGGAGTCAGGCCATGTCCGAAGAACATGCCTGCTTGCAAGACGGCCTTGACCAGGTCGTCGCCCTCGCTGAAGATGTTCAATCCCGTTGCGAGGACGCGCTTCATGATGGACAGGGGACCGGAGTACCACTTCTCGGACATGACGAAGTCGCAGATCGCGGTCTCGTTCTCGCCGGTCTTGTCGTCCGGTACGTCGCCGTAAAGGTCTTGTCCTTCAGGCGATCCCATGCAGTGGACGAAGTCCAGCCACCAGTCCGGGGTGTTGACCATCCGGCCCTTGAGGATGCCGCGGCCGTCGGAGATGTGCCATCCGGCGAACTTGTTGCCGTTGGCGACACCCTTCTCCCGCATAGGCGGTCCCCAGGTGATCGAGATCAGGAAGTCCCCGCGCTTGAGCATGTAGTGGTGCTCGCCGTTCTCGGGGAAGACGTACAGCATGTAGTAGAGCGCGGTGACGACCGCGCCCTGGCTGTAGCCCGCCAGTGCCTTCCGGTATCCGGGGAAGCGCCGCTCGTACTCCTCGACCTGGAACTTCAGCTCCTTGACGCCCTTGAGGATCGAAGACCACATGGGGAAGGGCTGAGCCGGGTAGTTGCCGATGGGCTGCCAATGCACCAGGTCCAGACACGCTCTCGCGAGGTCGGCCGGGTAGCCGGGGCCCAGCGGATCGGCCATGCCGGTCCCGTGGACGGTGAACAGCACAGGCACGATGCGAAGCCGGATCAGGTCGTCCTCGGAGACCTCACCGCTCGGGAACTGGCCCGTGCGGATCTGGTACTCCTTCTGGACCTTCTCCTCGTCGTTGCCGAAGTAGCCATCGTTGACCAACGGCTTGCCGTCCACGCCGAGGGCGTAGCTCTTGAACCGGGACAGCATCACGTCGGTCCACAGACGCACCAGGGCCCCGTTGGACCCCTTCTTGAGGATCATCGGTCTTCTGGCCTGCGCCAAGCGGTAGAGGGGTCGTACAGGCTGTACGCCGTTGGCGGCTGGTGATCCGGCAGGACGCCGTTGAGGATCTGGCTGGCCAGTGGGCCGAGATTGATCGCGTTGGCGGCGAGCTGCACATCCGAGAGGACGCTGCCGACCGTCTGCGTGACCTGGTCGACCGTGGCCTGCGCGGCGTCACGCGCCGCGATGACCTCTTCGATGCCCTTCGTGATCTTGTCCGCAGGCGGGGTGTTGTCGCGGTTCGGGGTGCCGAACGTCGCGCCGCCAGCCGTCAGGGCGGCACCGAGGCAGCCTAGGATCTCACCGAGGCTCAGGACCGACAGGTCCGGGCCACCGGCCGCGACCGCTGCCGCGCCGAGACCGGCTGTGACAGCGGCCATCACGGCCTTGGCGATGACTGGGAATGAGTACTTCATCGGATTCCGTTCTTGGCGATGTACGCCTTGAGTGCTTCTGGGTTGATGCGCTCCACGTCGGCCAGTACCTGCTTTGCGTGGTTGACCAGAAACGGGTCCGGGGCGTTGCCGCCAGGACGAATGACGCCAGCGAGGGTGCCGCGAGCGGCCCTGACCACCAGGTCGATGGCCCAATGCTCGCCGCGCTCCGCGCTCTTCTCGACGCGGTCTTCCCAGCCGAAGGTCCGGGCGTCCAGCGCGACACCGATGGCGGTGCGCCGACGCTCGTTGCTCTCGCGGTACATGTCCTCGTTCTGGAACAGCTTGCGAAGCTCTCCGTACTCGGGGGCTGCGACCCAGCGCATGAGGTCGAGCAGTTCACGCTGCTCTGCGGGGTTGAGTGCGGACAAGAAGTCCTCCTCTCCTTGGGGTTCGGTAGGCACCAGGCCAGCGGCGAGCTGCTTCGCGTCTTCGCGGCCGGGAAGCCCTGCGCCCCAGTCAGATCCGCTTGGGTTGCGGATGAAGATGCGTGCGGCGACGATCGCCTGCTGTTGCGGGGTAGCGAGTCGCGGGCTCGCCGCGAACTGCGTTCCGTTGTGTGCCTGCCATGTCTTCGGGGTGATCTGGAACAGGCCCTCGGCCTCGTTGCCGCCCGAGTTCACGTCGATGATCTGCTGGATGATCGTCGGGTTACCGCCCGACTCACGCTTGATCAGGTGATCCCATGCGGGGCTTGGCGATCCCCAGCGACCGTTGCCCAGGTTGGTGAGGGGCACCGTCATCTCGGACGACGTAGGCGCGTCCTCGAGCTTGGCGTCGAGGTACCAGAAGTCGTGGAACAGCGGGTCATTCCAGGCGCGTGCGTCGTCGTAGAGATCGACGCCGCCGCCGCCGTGGGACTCCCAGTCGACGCCGCGAACGGACTGCACCACCGGGCCACCGGGGATGTCCATCGTCATCAGCGTGCAGGCGGTGTGCGAGTTCTCCCCGCCGCCGCCGTGCATCAGGCCGACGAGCATGACCGGCTTGAACGGCAGGGCCGAAGGCCCGCCCGGAGGCATGCGCTTGAAGCCGAGGTCGTAGACGATCTTGTGGTCGAGCCGGAAGCTCTCGGTGGAGCCGTAGCGGTTACCGGACCAGTCGGTGCGGCCCATGTACCAGGCCGCGGTTTGCAGCACCAGACCAGAGCAGTCGGTGGACCGACGTGGGTCGTCGGTGAATGCGCCGCCGTAGGCGTACGGGAGGCCGTTGCGGGCTCGGGCCATGTCGTGAACCCATTGCGCCCGCTGGCGGGTCACGACGGCCGTCATCAGACGCCCAGGAGCTTCGCGAGCACCGTCAGCACAACGTCATCGACCTTGCCGGGGATGTGCTTCGAGATCTCGTCCAGAAGCTCGGGGTGCTTGCGGAGGTAGCTGACGCCGAACTTGAGAACGAGCGCGATGAGCTTGCCTTGGATGGCGGACATGGTGTTTCCTTCTGGGTGGTTGTCAAGTTGGAATGCCCGTTGCATTCAGTCGGGGAACGGGCACGAAAACCGAACGGGGACACCCTCTTTGGTAGGGTTCCGCCGTTGAAACTATCTCGGCTGGCGGTAGACCAGGCCGATCTGCTTGGCATCGCCGCCAGCGGCTTCGCCGGTCGGCATGTGGACTAGCTGCCAGCGGCAACGGTTCTGGATCTTGTCGGCTTCCTCTGACTCGACCTTGATCGAGGCGGTAGCGCCGTTGACCGTGAGAGGCCAGACGGTGAGCGGCTTCTTGCCAGGCTCGAGGATCTCGGTGGTGATGCGCTTCGAGGTGCCGGTCAGACCGGAGCTGTTGGCGGTTGTCAGCGGAATCGGCTGCAGTGCAAGCGATCCCGTGAACTCGATGTCGTAGGTCCGGTTCCAGTAGAAGTCGGTGGAGACCGTGTTCACCGCTCCGATCAGGCCAGCAACGCCGTTGAAGAAGCTCTTCACCGCGGAGCTGGTCACGTCGACTGCGAATGTCACGACGCCGACCTCATCGAAGGACCGGATCGATGTGACGACCAGCTTGAAGTTCAGCGTGTCGGTGACGGTCATCTGGACATCGACGCCCAGGAGTTGGTCGAACGTGTCGAAGAAGTCGTTCGCGGCCTTGTTGATCGTGTTGACGAGCTGCTCTGTGAGCGGCTTGCCGCTGTTCAAGTTGAAGTTCAGCGTCCACGCGGGGTAGAGCGAGACCGGGTGTACGACAGCGTTTCCCGCGCCCACCGCGGCGTCGACCGCGTCTTGGATGTCGCCAGCGAGCCCCTGCGGGTTCTCCGACACGTCGTTGTAGTCGATCGCCGGGGTGTTCGCGCCGTTGATGTTCAGCAGGTACGTGCCGCCCGTGGCTCCGGTGACGTAGACCTGGTGCAGAGCGTTGTGCTCGCCTCCGGTCTCCAGCTCTAGGAACAGTTGACCGGCCGGCCAGGGGATAGGGTTGCCGGAAGCGTCCTTGGCGGGGTTCGTGAACGAGTGCTTGAAATCTCGCCCCTTGACCAGCCACAACGTCTCGACTGGCAGTGCTTTGCCGAAGTCGGCCATGTGGTTCCTTTCAGGGAGTGTCAACCCCGGAGGGAGGAGCTACTGGTAGCGGCAGTGCTCTAGAAACCCCCTCCGGGGGACCATCTACCCTCCGCTCGCCTGAGCTTGGGCGAGGCGCTGCTTGAGCATGTCGGTCATGTCCACGACCTTCCCGGCTGTCGGGTCACCGGGGTTCCGCTCGATCTCGAGCCGAACTCGTCGTCGGTCGCCTTCTGTCAGCAGCAGCGAGGAGAGCATTTGGTTGATGGCAGTGAGTTTCATTGCGCCCATTGGCTTTCCGTACTGGCGCGATGCGATCAATTCTTGGTTCAGGGTGTAGAGGGTGAGCTTGGCGTAGGTCCAGTCGGTCGGCTCGTAGTACTTCACGGCCGCGGAGTTCTTGATGGACTCGTACATCTCGGTGATCAGCGGATGCGTCTCGCCGTCGTAGCTCACGTCTCCGAGTTCGGGTATCTGCACCGTTCCGATCACCTGGACCGTCTCGGTAGGGCTCTCAGGCGCGTTGCGCCGTACCCGCTCTTCGTCTCGTTTTCCGATGGGGCCTCGGGTGCCCACTTGACCTCCTGGGTCTAAGAGCAGGCTCCTGGCCTGCTTTATCGACGCCCAGGATGGCGTTCGTCGGGGCGCTTCCTCCGGGCTCTGAGTTCTGCCTTCCGGGCGTTGCCCTCGGCGGATGATTTCTTCGCGTGACACCTGTGGCAGACCGCCTGCAGGTTGGATCGCGAGTGGTCGTTCCCACGCTTGATGTGGTCGACCTCGGATGCCACGCCAACGCAGCCGTTCCACTGCAGCTCGCAGATCCAGTTGGCATCCCGAAGGACCGGGAGCCTGTAGTTCAGCTCCCAGTCCGGGGGAAGGTCATACCGGCGTCTCGAGGACGCCCAGCTCATGGTGCCTCTGTCGGCTCCCCGATCGGGGTCGCTCCATCGAGCCGGAACGGCCGGCCGTCGTCAGTCAGGCCGTAGTGCTCGGCGTACTCGCCTGTGGCCTTGTCGACGGTGACGAATGGGCCGTCCTGGTCCGAGATCCACAGTCGGTCATCGTCGTTGCGTGCCGGGTAGACCATCGCGTAGGGCCCGCAGATGAGCTGGTACGCCGTGTCGTTCTCCCAGCCCCAGGTGGCGACCTGGAAGTCGGCCTCGGCCGGGTACAGGTGGGCGCGGCTGTCGAACACGATGCCTCGAGCCTGCTCGAACGTCACCATCAGATCGGCCTCCTCGCCCATTTCACTGCCGCTTCGTAGATCGCTTTGAACTCTGGTTGGTCGGCGTACTTCTTCGGGTCGTAGCCTCGGCCGGATCGGATGTCGTCCCAGCCCTCGAGGAACACCTGGCGGATGGGCTCACCGAGCTTGTATCCGCGCCGTTGCATCTCCGCGGTGACCTCACGGCGCAGCGGAGCGTTGATCTCCTCTGGCGTGCGGCTGCGTACCCACTTCGACAGGTCTTCGTGCGGGTTCAGGTGGTCGACCCGGACGATCGCGGTGTTGTGTCCCCACTCCGATGCGTTGTTGACCCACGACGGGCCAGTGTCCCACTGGTTGGGCTGGCCGTCGATGAACCGTATCTCACCGTCGCGCTTCTCCCAGTTGAAGATGTGACCGCCGCCGCCCTCCCAGGACGTGCGGATGAGCCCTCGGGCTCCCTCGGGCCACTGCGCGGCTCTGAGGTTGATCTCGTCGATGATGCTGTCGCGTTTGCCGGGGAGGTAGTCCCACTGAGCCGGGTTGCCGTGCTCATCGACCCACTTCGCGGACGACATGTGGGTGTAGTTGTCGTTGACGTTCTCGGGCTTCGGCAGCGCAGTTACGTCGTAACCGCGGGCCCGCATCTCGACGGTGGCCGCACACCTGGTGCAGTTGATGTTCCACTGGCGATCAAGGTTGGGATCGTCGTTCCGCTCGTTCCAGCGCGGGTTGACCGCGGCGATGTTGTCGGCGCGGCGCTGGTCTGTGTCGAGGCGCTTGTCGGACTTCTGAAGCAGGTTGTCTGGCCACGGCTTGGGCTGAGTCGGCAACTGGCTACCGCCACCACCGGAGCCAGATCCGCCGCCTCCGGGGTTCTTTACGCCACCGGTCGAGGCGCTTGCGGAGCCTTTGCCCTTTCCGCCGCCTCCGCCGCCGCCGCCTCCAGATCCACCGCCTCCGGGAGTCGGGGCCCCGCCGCCCTTACGGGCTCGGCTGCCTCGTCCTGTTCCGGGACCGCCTCCGCTCCCTCCGCGCTTGCCCATCCGGCTTCAACCAGCTTTCGTCGTCTGTCCCAGAAGGTCGGGTACTCCCGGACCTCGGGAAGGTCTATGTCGTCGCAGAATCGGAGCCGCCCGTAGACCAAAAGGGTCTTCGGCTGAGTTCTCCAGACGAGTTCTTGCACGCCCCTGGTGAACAGCTCGCGATCCTCTTGCTTCGATCGGAGCGTCAGGCAGGAAATGGCGACATTTCCGCCGACCGGCAGGCCGTCAAAGCAGAATTCGTATGTGTCCGGTCGGCCCCAGCCGACCGTAGGAATTACCTCGATTCCCTGCGATTGCCAATACGCGCCGCACCAGCGGCTGCGGTAGGTATTCCAGACCTGCGCTACACGCGGCATTTCTCGCCACACGCTGAAATCGGGCGTCAGAGCTGCCCCAACCGCTTGCACGCGGGGTAAAAGGCGCTCGGGGGACGACCAGACGGTCTCGAATCGGTAATCGTCAAGGAAGAAGTGGAGTGCGCCGCCCGAAATGGCGGCGTATTCGCGATGGCGTGGCATGTTCCACGCTGCGAGGTTGGCCGGAACGAAGTCAGACGGCCGAAGGTCGGGGATGTCGTGCGGCGACGTGCTCGGGAACGTCATCCGCAGGTTCAGAACGTCGAACTTGCCCGGTTGAGTGCTCCAGTAGGCACTCGAGCGAGTGCCATACACAGTTGAGTCACCCCTCTATAAGCCGCGCCACCGGGCGCGGCAGAAGACCCGGCGGTTGCCGGGTCACTAGAACCGGCCCTCAAGGCCGGTATTACTTCGAGCGCCCTGGTGGGCGCTCTTAGAGAGCCGCCTGAAGCGGCTCTTATTCGGGCCTTTAGGCCCTCATAATGTAGATACGCGTCCTTTACATCCACCCAGTCTCAAAGTGGCGTAGATCACCCCAGGAGGTACTCGTCGTCGTCCCACGGCTCGTAGATCTCGGTGTCCCAGCCGCCTCGGGCGGCGATGCGGATGAGTTCGATCGCCCCGGCGAGCGTTTTCAAGATCGGCATGGCGGGTACTCCTTCGGTGGAACCTGACACCCCGCCGCCCATGAGCGGCAATTCACCGACGGCGGGGGTCAGGGGACTAGGGATTTGAATACATCTATGGTTAGCCAACCCTTCGTGGTTCGTTTAACGGACGGTTCCGTCAATTACATCCCGCTAACCTTGTGACCTCCATCTCCCTGGCTGAGAGCCGCTGTGGCGAATCCGGGGGTACAACTCCCTGTGGAAGGGCTGTTCGTTGCTCCTGGGGGCGCACGGAGCCCGTGTGAGTGGCTCCTGCGCCGGCTCGACTCTCCGATCGACTTGGAAACCCGTACAGGATGGGGCAGCCGCA